AAGACGCATCATAAGCCGCATCCCTAGCCGCAATCCAAGCCGCATCCCTAGCCGCATCATAAGCCGCAACCCTAGCCGCGTCCCAAGCCGCAGTCCATTTCTCTGGGAATGCTTTCAGGTGCGCAATAATTTTATCAATGTGTTTGGCATTGGGTAGGTGTGCCCAGGCAGTATTAGTCATATTATACAACGAAAGCAACCACTGCGATATAAGTTAGTGCATGCAGGAACTGATCTAGTCCAAGCAACCACCAAAATTCTTCGTGTGTAGTCGGTCCCCATCCTAACTTTTTATTAAGGTTCATCTTTGCCCAGTCAATATGGTAATGAATTACACCATCAGCGAATGCTAATAGAATTGCAGTATGTACAGGCGTAAATAAAACTAACACAAGAAATGTACCGATACAGTGCAATAGAGCATGTAGCGCACCACCTGGATGACCATATGTGCCTTTGTTGCTCCACTGATAACGTACTTGTAGGGGAAAATCTACAATAAAATGCTTTGTAAACAACCCTAAAATAATCCAAAGAGTTTCGTTCATTTTATTCCTTTAATGGACAAAATCATCTGTTTGGTAGATATTTCATCATTCCAATATTGGATCAAAACATCATAATTTAGATTAATAAAATCCCGTAAAGGATTTAATATTTTAGTAGGCATAGGCTCATAACCTACAACGTCGTCAATGGTTATATCTTTTTTTAATAATACTGGAATTGTTGGTGAACCTTTTCCAGGCATTTCAATTTTTATTCGAGGACCATGTCGTTCTGCTGCTGCCATTTTACTACTGACCCAAATACGAACAGGTAATCCAGAATCTTCTCTGGATATATTGCTCATTTCAAATAATTCGTCATATTTCATTATTCAACTCCAAAATGTTGTTGAATCGCGGCTCTAGCTCGACGCAATGCCTTCAGCTCTACTTCATTGGCGTAAACATCAGTGTAATCGTATTCAGTATGGTCCATCAGATCACTAACCTTATAAATACATTCTTTTACAATCATCTGAGCAAACTTTTCCAGATCAATATTATGTTCGGAATAACGGTGATAGCATTGATCAGCGATTTCTTTAATTCGTTCGTTCATTCTTCAACTCCGAAACATTCAGCAAGCATGGTGAGTTGCGTGCTGAGACACTTATTATATTCACAGTCAAATAAATCGCCAGTATAAGGATCGCATCTCCCGCTGGCAGCAAGTTCTTGAATACACTGCTTGACAATCAACTCGGCGAACTTTCTCTGCCGCGATAGAGTCATACATGTTTCGTCTAATTCTGGCATTTCATCTAGACAGACTTGGGTCCAAAGTTCTCGAATTCGTTCGTTCATTTCCATCCTCTGTTGGGGTCAAGTTCTTCTGCTGTCCAACTGCCACCCATGCGATCGGGATTAGTGATCCAACTGTCGTCCGATTCTTTCTTGACACACTGTTCCACATCCTGCAAGATACGTTTAAGTTCATCAATATTGATTTCCAGCATCATAACCATTGCATCAATCGCAGTGGTCTCTGGGAACTCAGCAGTCTGTGCCGCTATAGCAAGTTCTTCTTGATACTTTTCCTTGCTGGCAATGGTATTTTTTAAGTTGTCACGGACTGTTTGAATGTTCATAGTTGACTCGTTTTGTTACACTATGACTATATTATACAACCAAAATGATTTATTGTCAAGTTCTGGGATAAATAAAAGTGAGGGTCACGATGCTCTAACATCTACCCTCTCTAACTGCTATATTTTTACAAGGAGCAATCAGCAAATGTATTTATACATCTATAAAACCACTCATACAAACGGCCGTTTCTACATCGGCAGACACCAAACAGAAAACATCAATGACGGATATTTAGGATCCGGCAATTGGGTTTCTGGCATCAAAGACAAATCCACTTTATCCAAAGAAATAATAGCAACGGCATCATCGTTGGATGAACTTATACTACTTGAAGAAAGGTATATTGACCAACACTTTGATGACCCGTTGAATATGAACTACAAAAGAGCCAGTGTTGGTTGGACAAGCGAAGATGCCAGAGAACGGGCACTTGAAAGAATTGAACAAGGAACACATCATTTTTTGGGTGAAAACAATCCAGTTCATAAACAACTTGCTAACGGCACTCATAATTTCATTGGTGCCAACGCTAAACGCATCGCTAAAGGGACTCATAACTTTAGCGGAGAGAACAATCCAAGTGTAGAGAAAGTCGCTAATGGCACACATCACTTACTTGGACCAGAAGCCAATGCTAAACGAATTGCCAACGGAACACACCATTTCATAAGACCTTGGACTTGCGAACATTGCGGCAAGTCCGGAAAAGGTATAGGCAACTATAACAAAAGACACGGTGATAAGTGTCAAGATAAGTAAATCTTGGTGCCGGCGATTGTATTCTTCAGATTATCTCGGACAGTAGAAATATTCATATCACATGACCTTGAGACGTTGTTCAACTTGCTTGAGTTCTTCACGCAGGCGAGCCGCTTGTTCTTGCAGACGCGCACGTTCGGCATTGCTCTCAGCAGTGATCTTGATGGGCTTACCGATTTTTTTAATATCGCCACCAGCACCCCATGTCCAGAAGCTGGGAAGCTCCACGGCATAGGCGATGATATCGCCCAGTCTGCCTTCCACCATGCCCAATTTTGGTTGATAGTGATGCCCACCGAGGTCACAGTTGGGGTCTTCACCCACAATCTCCCACGTACCGGTTTCGTCCAGACTGTGCTTCTTCAGGAGTTCTCGACCACTGTAGCTGACTTCGGTGTATTGTTGGTAGAGTTTTGACGTAGTACTCATTTTGAATAGACTGTGTTAGTTACTATACAATCATTATAAACGTATAACCAATATTTGTCAATAAAAAAGAGCCTTAAGGCTCTTTTTATTATGTGTTACCGAAAGCCGCTTGGGTTAGGCCAAGAACCTCGTTGAACAGATTTTGTTGGTCCAACATATTGATAACGGGCAGACATATTATCTTCACGATGCATCTGTCCCTTCTCATAGCCCTGATCGTAGTTATCCTGATCGGTACCAGTCCAATAGTCACCGGGGTTATAATCTGCATCAGTGTAACCATCAGTGTAACCACGATAGAATGCAGTAGAACCAGTCTTGGGTTCAACCTTCTTCACCGGGACACTGTTGGCATTACTTTGAACAGGTTTGTTGAATTCAACTTCATTTTCGGGGTTAGCACCAACCTCACCAACGACCTCATAACGGCATGCACGACCCTTAGCGTTGTTGTAATCGCTAGGAATAGATACTACGTCACGCGGGTTGATTTTCACAATCACAACACGTTCGCCACCGAAGTGTGCGAGGTAGCTGTGAGCGCAGAAATGCAGACCAGTAGAACAGGTCTGATCCTTATTATCGTCAACTTGGTTGCGTTCCATTTCAACAATCTTGCCCACACTGTTATCCATAGTACCAGAGTGAACGTCAAAGTAGTTATTACGAACACGCTTGTAAGCCAAGAAATGACCGTCGGGAGTGATTGGCAGACTGTTCTTTTCTAGGAACCCATACAGTTCATCGACCGCACGCTTCGATGGATTAGTCATTAGATTTTCCATGAAGTTGACCAGAGGTTCGATGGGAAACTCATCTTGCAACATACTAAGCATACGGGTAGCTAGTGCATTGTGCATAGCTTTGCCCTTCCAGTATAGAACTCCATCTTGGACACTCACGTTGCCCTTACCGTAGGTAAGAACTACTTGCTTTGGGTCAACGATGTCCTTAATTAGGCTCCAATTCTGAGTCTTGATGGCATCAACTAGCTTATTGTAAGCGATATGAGATTTTGCGATGGTATAAGGCTTGTGGTCAACGATGATGGTGATCATAGAGCCTTGCATGATAAACGGATAGGTCATTTTGTATTCCTTAATTAATTGAAGTTAGATATAGTGAGTAGCGAGAAAGTTATTTATTGCACCAATTCAGACACCTTTCTTTTCGTCTACTAGATTGATATATTCAGCAACATCAGTGTGACAGTTTAAAACTACGTGCTTTAGCATCGGGTAACGATTGTACACTTCTTTTACTTCTACTTTGTACTGGGTGATCAAAGTAGCTGGGTCGAGAGTTGTCTTTGTAGCAACATTATAATTGCGACATAGGACTTCTAGAGAAGTTCGCACAGTGCTATCCGTTTCTTTTACATCCTTAAATACATTGTACAATTTAAGATAAGGACTGTTCACGTTAGTTACTTTGCTTGCGTCATTATATCGATATAGCTCGTTCCAGTCAATGCTTTTCTTGACCAGGCCCATGACATCTTTCTGACCGAGAAGACTTAGCTTAGATTTGATGTGATCATCTAGATTAACCCAGTTCTTTTGAGCTTTGACCCATTCGATATCGGACTTACGCACGCCATAGATAGCACCTGTAAATAGTTTGCTATTAATCAGGTGTTGATGCATAGACTTAACATCAGTCATTACACCTAGATTACTAAAGCCACTGAGTGGCAGATAGTAGAAGGTAGTATTTTTGTCGAATGTGTCTGCTTTTCCTGCATCACGCCATACCATGGAAGCAGTGTCATACCTGCCACGCCGTGCACCTTGAACTAGGTGTAGAATAGTAACATTCTTACCCATATTTGCTGCACGATCTTTTGCTTCTAGAGAACTTGCCATGCAAATTTGACTAGCAGGAGGATTACTCAGTAAAGCGAAAAAGGCATCAGTGAGAACAGGGTTGTTCTTGTCAGCACTATCAATTACATAAACGTCAATATTTCGATTAAGCTTGGTGTCTTTCTTAAAGTGATGCTTAGCCCGCTCTAGAGCGCCAATCTTAGTGTCGTTGATTATGAATACAATATCTTTACTTACATTGAATTTCCAGTGTAATTGCATTACTGACTGGTTGTTTACCGTGATATATTCATTGCGAGCCTTAATAGCACTGCTATGTGCATAACCACGGCTGCGATGAAATCCACGAATAACAATATTGTACTTACTAGCCAGTTCGTCAACATTCAAAGAAAATTCTTTATATGCAGACCAGCGATTATTGGTGAGTAGTTCAAACTTGGTGTCAGCTACATATGTAGCTACCGCACTAGACCAAAGCTTGTCATTGACAAGGCTAGCTAGGTAATACGCCCGTTCCCACATATTAGAAATATTATTGGCTTCGATTGCCACGTGCTTTGTTAGTTGGCCATTGACAGCCTCTAGCTTGCGCTTAATCGACTCAATAGTTTGAGGAATATAGCTCAGTCCTTCTCGGCTTGCTTGGAAATCTAGTTCACCGATATTGAATTCCATTACCATCCCGCACCTAAGGATAGAATATAGTGAACCTAGTACTTTGTCTGCGTTCGGGACATCGATAGGATACTTAATGTTACCCATGATAGCATAACTGTATTCACCGTCAGCCGACTGGTGGACTCCGGGTACAATATCTTTAGTTTTATATGACGGATCCTTGAACTTAAAATCAGCATTACCGCTAACCACTGGTCGCAGAGTAAAGTATTCGTATACGTACCTCGCTTCAGTGCGGAACTTGTCAAAATCGTACCGCTGTTCTACAGCAAAACGAACCTCGACTCCGGCAGGATCGTTAGTTGCTTCTTCCATCATGAGGGCGATAGAAGGGACTCCTTGGTCATTGATAAATGCCGTATAAATTCCCTTTCGGCCATCCTTGATAGCAGTAACAGTAAAGTTATCAGTATATGAGAAAGGGCTCTTACTACCCAAACCTAGCGCACCGATGAAGGCGTTACTATCTGTTTTAGTAGACTCGAAATAAGTGGTGTAGATACTAGTAACTTGATCGTGAGTCAGCCCAGTGCCATAATCCCGAATTGCAAAATAAGGTTCTAGGGAGTTAGGAAGATGCACATCGAATGGTGTAGCTGCCTTACCTGCAGCAATATGGCTGTCAACGGCGTTGCAACTGAGTTCACGGATAGTAGCCCGGATCTTGTTGGCGTACAGTCCACTAGACAGAATATTGAAAGCTTTAGCTGAGTTCCGAATTCGGAACTCACCAATTTCACCGACGTTAGAGACAATGGCTTCGTTTTGAACAGTAGTGTGGAGTTTCATGTAATTACGGTGTGTTGAGTTTCAATAAAAGAATTTTAACAAGTATCTGAATTAGTGTCAACTATTTTAATTAGGTTGACTCGATGCGCAATAATTGCGGTTCAGCATCGATCACGTTCTGTCCGTGAAAGTTGGTAACATATGCATCTCCGTCTTCACCGACCCACCTAATCATGCCAATTGCATCATTGGTGATAGCTTCAAGAAACAAGTCTTCTTGACCAGTCTTGCTATCATACCCAATGATCAACAGATTCCCGTCTTTGTCTTCGTCGCATTCAAAGCCCAGCATCTCCATAATATCTTGCGCATTCTTGCAAGTTTCAGTGTAATTTTCATCCATCCACGAAAACCATTTGGCAGTCTGGGCGCCACCAGACCAACTTCCACCGCGCTTTTGGTTGTCGTGAGTTACGTCTAGGGCGCACATCTTTTGGTATGCACGTTCTAGATTGGCTTGTGGAATCATAGCAGTAGACTTGACGATGCGAACATAATAACCCATTTATTTCTCCGTTGATTTCAGTATGTTAACATTATATTACCATACTGATTTATTGTCAACCTTGTGATTAACTTTTATCAAGAACCTTGACGAAATTTTGCAGTGAGCCGTTCATATTCTGCCTTGTCTCTTTGTTCTTGAAGTTCATGCCAACGTTCTTCAGCCTCAATCCTTTTCTTATGGTTGTGATCAGATTCAGGACGTTTTACCAGAACCGCTAAGTACCGGTCATCACTGTAGTCATATTGACGTTCATCAATGGTAGCATCTGGGCCATAATCTGCAATTAAATTCTGAATTGTTTCTGCCAATTCAGATAATTTACGATATTTTACAGAAAGCGTAGAAACTTCTGTGTCTACCATTTTTCTAGTGTAATTAACTGGCACGATTACATTCCTTTTCAAAAAGATATTCTGCACCGGACGTCCGGTGCCTAGATCAAGTGGCTTAGTTCTCTTTATGTCGCTAGTTTTTCTAGCTGATCTACTGGTACTGTAAAGAATGGGTAGTCACCATCTGGATTGGTAGTCACTGAAATGTGGTCTACACCAGTAGCATTGGTATCATCACGGCTCAGACCGTAGTCATGCCTAGTCGAATCATACACAATGGTACCAGCTTCGTGCTCAAATCGTTCTTGTAATAGTTTATACATTTTATTTTCCTGGTTATTAATAGTCGCCATCATTAAAATACTAAATAGTAGATGGAGGGTAACATGTTCTATATTATATACGAAATAACAAATTTAGTCAATGGCAAAATTTACATCGGTGCGCATAAAACAAAAATGTAAACGATACATATATGGGTTCTGGGATAGCAATTAAACGGGCCGTTAAAAAATATGGAAAGTCTAATTTTTCTAAAAAGATTTTATTTACATTTGACAAAGAATCTGATATGTGGAGCAAGGAAGCTGAAATAGTATCTGAACAGTTTATAGCCAGACCAGACGTATATAATCAATGTCTTGGGGGATCAAAGCCACCTAATCCATGGAAACGTGGGGAGTTATTAGTACAGGATTTGTCAGGTAACAGATTTATAGTATCTAATACTGATCCTAGATATATTGCCGGCGAATTAACGCATGTTGGTTCAAGAAAAGGATTAATCATGATGATGCATACTTTATCTGGAGAACGAAAAAGTGTGCCAATTGATCAGATGGATTACATGAAATCAGCCGGATGGAAAGCATGGGCTGCTGGGTTTATGAGATACAAAGACCAAACAAATAAATCATATTACTTGTTAACTAACGACCCAATGATAAATGAACTGTCATTATTGCCATGGACAAAAGGCAAAAAAGTAATGAAATTAGATGATCAAGTTGTTTGGGTTGATTCAGACAAAGTTACATCAGATATGAAATCCATTAGACAAAATTATGTTTCAGTAAGAGATTCATCTGGAAATAACTATTCAGTTAGAAATGATGATCCTAGATATACATCTGGCGAATTAGTCGCTGTAAATAGTGGAAAGACAGGGCTAGCAAATCATCTTAATACAATTAAGTATACATGCCAGCATTGTAATATGGAAACCACCAAGGGTAATTATACACGCTGGCATGGTATTAACTGTAAAAAGAATCAGTAACCACAGTCGTACTCAGTGACCTCAAATCCATCTGCTGTGGCAATGATTTTGACATGCTGACCGAACATTTCCTCCAGAACTTGTTCCATGTCGTGACCGTTGATCATGCTTTCCACGAGCTTTACTTGACTTGAATCAACACCAGTAACGGGATCACTTTTCAGACTCCATGAACTAAACACTCGCACATCTTCATTTTCACCCTCGTACTCACCGTATGTTGACACATCATCAAGATCAGCACCTTCAGCGTTAGTGAAAGTGATGTCACCAATTGTGAATTCACATGGGTCGCCGTCGTTAAAACTGGGGACATACTGTGTCCAGATGAAAGCTTTAATTCCGGGATTGGTAGCGAAGAATTCCTTGGTAATATTTCGGAATAGAGCCTGCGCTGACTTTTGGAATTCAGCACGGATGCGTTGATGTTCAGAGGTTAGATTGTCAAATTGAGCTTGTAGATCGGACATGATTTTCCTTAGTTGGTTAAATTAAACAGAGACCCACTCAGTGGTCATTACTTGCACTTGCTTTACTTCGTGTGCGTCAACGGTGTCGAAATCATCCCAGCCTTCCTGACTGTGAACCGACACCACAAACATATAAAACTTGCCTTCAAATGGCACTACATAAGTTTCGTAGGTGCCATGCCGATAGCTGGGATCGACATCAGTGCGTACGGCACCATCTTCTTCGATAAGTTCAAACATTGTTCTCTTGTAAATTGCATTAGTCTTCCAGTTTGATAAATTTTGTTTGCGCTTTTTCAGTTTTTCTAGTACCTGACATCCAGGGTTGTAGCTCCATGTTGATGAGATACTGTTCCATGGTAGGAATAAAGCCAAGATCCTGTAAAATATGGGCTTCGGCAATATCCCGAGGACTGTATTCTTTTCCATCAGAATTGATTCTGGTTCTGCCGAATACCTTCTCAACTAGAAAGCAGCCAAATGCACTATGCAGGATTGCACGATGACGAACATCAGCAACAGCCTGTTTGGTACTGTCAATGAAGTCATCAATGTCGGCGTAATCTTCTACAACGCCACCGTACTTCTTGACATGAATGCGTGAATGTAAAAAGGGTTTCATTTTTCTTCCAATTTAGCTAAATCTTGGGCTTCCTCTAGAACAGATTCTTGAAGAGCTTGTTTTAGCGTTTTTCCGGTAGTTCCAACATATTGGTATCCATCCCGCCACCATGCGAATCTGGCATAACCTTCGCGCATTCCTTGGTGAAATGCCATTACTTCTGCTTTAGTCATTCTGCATAATCCTCATCAAATTCTTCAGATTCACGTAGTTCATCGTCTAGTGCTTTGGTCATACTGTTGATCAGCACACGATATGCAGCTTGGTCGTTATTTTGGCTACCTAGACCACTCTGACGACTCCAGAATTTACGAGTGTGAGTCATGAAGCTGTTAAGCCAGAGACCCTTGAGCAGTTCAGTCATTACAGCCAATGTGTCTTCCGCGCTGCCAGTTTTCAAAAGATCATGCAGCACGTCCGCGATTTCAAACAGTGCAGATGGTGTGTAATGTGAATCTAAGGTTCTAAACCAATCCGCCGCTAAATTCTGTTCTGGATCATTACGGTCGAAAAGTTTCATTAGCGCATACCGCAAGCCGTATCCACCAATATTTGAAAATTTCGTATCCTGCTTGACAGCATCAGATGCACGGGCAATCCAAGCTGGCAAGTCTGCAACCACATCAGAGAATTTGTACTCACGAGTGTGGAACTTTTGATCGTTGGTTCCATAACCAGTAAAGTAGTGATGCTCACGAGTCCAATCATTGATAATACCATCAAAAACGGTTTGATGAATCATTACGGGGGTAACCTTTAGTTTACGACCATAAATGGTATCAACGAATAGGCGATCTTCATGGTCGGCTTCAAACAAAACATTGATGTCAAATCCATCGCGCTTTACAGCGATATCATGATATTGGTTTTCACCTAGATCAAATTCTACCAGTTGGCTTTGTACTGCAGCGACAACTTGATTCAACATAAGTCCATGACAGTTTTCTGCAGCACCGTAGTCATCGTATTCACCATAAAAGGGGAATGGACACAGCTTGTTTAACACATCGGGATAGTAAAAACCCTCTGACTCGTGGTGATTTTGTACAAGTAAAAACATTGCCACTTTTTGACCAGCTGTGATATGAAGATTACTAACCACGCAAGTTTGATTCCAACAACCCATTTTATGCTCCTGTGTAAGACTCTATTGTATGCTATATCGGATTTTACGTCAATCTATTAGTCAACACTCGGACCTTCAAGCCAAAATAATGCTTCTTGAATCTTTGTGCGATAATTTTCTTTATCATATGGTTTACATGTGTCGGCTAGTTCTAGAGCCCTCCGCAGTGCTTTTTGGGCATCATGCTGGGACATTTTTTGTTGAGTACGACGTTTGTTATCTTCGTACTCGTAGTCATCACTATAATGACCCATGATTAGAACCCATCAAAGCTAAAGGTTTTTTGAAGTAAATAAGTCATTTCAAGAACCTTTTCAGGGTCTTTTCAATTTCGCGCACCGCATCCTCTTTGGCTTTTCGCTCAGTGTTGGTAGTAGCTCGGTTCGAGACGTTAGCTTTGATGGCATTCATGACCCATAAGATAGTTTTATCATTCACGGAATATCCACCTTCTGTATGAAATACATACCTGTAAGGGTCATCCTTCTCAAAAAAGGGATCAGTCCACCAAAGACTTCCCATGTATTCCTCTCGTGTGAACCCAATAGACACTAAGAAGGTTTCAGTTTCGGTCATATCAAATCTTCACAGTTGAGCGGGGATTGTTGATAGTCAGTGTTTGGTCTTCTAGATCATCACGAACCGTGAGCTTGCGGTGCACGATACCGTAGCCAGCCATAAAAGGCTTCTTGGCGATAGCAATAACTTGAACCCGGCGCACTTCGTTTGTACTGGCGATCATCAATGTGTCACCAACACTGATTTCGTTTCCGTACCGATCAAAGGGTACACAGAGATCCATGTACACATCATCGTAGTTAACACCTTCTTCGGTGATTTCCGTCTTGGGTTGACGGACACCTTGCACAGGGAGAGGACGATAGATCGGCTGCTTTACTTTGTCTAGCCAGATACCCTCCCAGAATCCTAAGGCGTGTTTAGCTTGCTGGCAACTCATGATTTGATCAGGAGACATTTTTTCGGTGAAAAATTGTTCAGGATAATCCTGAACACCGATTTGCTGTCCGTCACTGACTAGATCCGTCAGGTGACCAGACAGAATCTTGTAACGATGTAGATATTTGCGAGCCATTTGCGTCTTTGTGTGATATGTTAGTATAATAACATATTGATGATTTACCGTCAAGTATTATCTGTCTTGTACCTAGTTTCTACACCAGAATTTCTTACACTATCGGTCCAGACAGCATCTTTCATTCTTTCAAACCAAAAATCAATTTGTTTTTGTACATCTTGTTCAGAGAGTTCACCATTGCCTGCACGATGAGCATAACTCCAGCCATTGATAACGCCAATCATATGAACAATTGGTGGATTGTCCATGGTGATTGAACTGTATGTATTGATATTATGCAACATGTTTTCGTAAACCTGAACTTTTTCACGTAGAATTCTAAGTTCGCCGGGATACTTTTCAACTTCGTTATTCATTGATAATTTCCTTAGACTTAATGTTACTCAAAATATTTCCTAATCCAAGTCAGACGTTCTTGTTCGTTCATTGCAGTATATACTTCAATGTTCGCCCTAATAGCGTCGATTAGTGGATAGTATTCCTCGTCAATATTTTGTTTGAAATCATCCCGCATTAGTTTATCAGTCCGTGGGTTGCGGGCAACCCACTTTGAAGTCAAGTAATAAGGACTTTTAATTTTAGAACAAATCCCATCCTTGGTGTACAGGATAAACCCTTCATGTTGTACTGACTTGACCTTTTCTTTCAACTCTGATAGTGGGATAACATATGATTCCGGTGCATAACACTTCAACGACTGCGTGGCATATTCTGTCCAGTTGTTGGCAATATCTACCCCAAATCCATGAACTTGACTATCCCATGTATTTTCACGATAGCCCAGAAAATACATTCCTGGCTTTTCAACAACAATATGCGGATCATTCAGATGGCAGCATTCAAACATCAGGGTTGCTCCCTTTGCTGCACATACTTCCATTTGCCAATCTGCCCAACACATATGCTTGAGCATCATTTCCTTGGCCATGTTTACATAATCTGAGTCAGTTGAGCCAGTGGTTGATACTAGGATATCTCCATTATACCAGGTCATTGCCACCATGAATCCATTTACCTTGCGATATGCAGTCACTAGAGTGTTGTCGGCTAATACTGGAGCAGATTCTTCAATTCCTAGATTATAGCACTTGGTAAATGGACGAGAAATTACATTGAAGTCAGCATCCACAATAGTGCCTCGGCACTGCTCCAAGAACTCATTCCACAGGTTCTTGTAGAAGACTACTTTTTTGTATTTCAGAACAAAGATGCCATCTCCTGCAGACTTCATAGAAACCAACTTAGGATTGGTCAACACGTATTGCTTTAGTGTTTCTTGAAACATATCGATCTTTCAATTTCTTTGAATACAGATATTATAACAGGGATGACAATTATTGTCAAGCCGACCCACTATCTTACTTCTTCAGCAGATATGCAGTCAGTTCAGGACCGTCTACTCTATAGAGTTGCGACGGTGATTGCAATAGTTCAGTATAATAACCTCCACCAGGAAAGTTCCAAGTGTTCATAAATGCAACACGAACTTGACTGGTGGTAAATTTAATTACTTTAGCTAGCACAAAATGGCGATACTTAGGAGCAATGATTATAACGCTATCACCAAGTTCAAGGTTACGACCCAAAAAATCTTTCATACGGTCTCGATTACTCTACCAATCGATTTGATTATCGGTTTGATTTCAACTTCCACTATATTAATAGTTAGGGATTCTTTACCAGTTACGGGTGATGTTTTACGCCATTCGGTCACATATGTTTTAGCTTGATCAATTGTGATGAATAGTTTTGCGGAGTTTTTGTTATCGGTGCATAGTCCGTCCTGGCGAATGAACATATTGCCGCATTCTGGGCCGAGTCTCAATGTGTACATTAGTTAATTCCGAAAGTTGACCGAATCAATCCACTAATGGTACTAGCTGCATTGTCAAGTCCCATAAGTGCTCCAATCCGGCAGCACTACGGCTTTGTCAATGGCATTAAGTTTGCGTTGTAATTCTTCGATTTCTTCAGGAAACACACCTTTACGTGATCCAAAACAAACCCAACTCCAATACAGTTTAGCAAGCACTGGTTCACCTTGCACTTCTAGTTGGTACTTGACGAAGGCTGACTCAGAATTTACCATTGCGCCTGTAGGGTTAGCTACTTGATTGATCATAACTTCTTCGAGAAGCCGGTATTGCTTTTCCATAAAAGATTCCCTTACAAAAGTGATAAAATTATTTAAGTGTGAACTACAAGCTTGATGCCGGCTGCTTTGATTGCCCCCTTCGCAAATGCTGCAAGGCTTAGCAAGTCCGGGCTTACCTTCACTATTGAAGCGAAAGATGGAAATCTTATATGCCTTACTCAGATCCTTACACTTGACAATAGCGGCAACTTCAGCATGCAAATATTCTTTGTGTGGCTCGCCTGCCTGCTCTGCGTATTTCTTTTGCAGAGGATGAGTTTTCACATAGTTATTCTGACCAATGCTAAGAATTCGACCCTTCTTGTCATAGATGATAGCAGTCAAGATGTGCTTTTTAGCTTCGCGCGGCATGTTCAGACTTTCTAATCAATAAACAGATTATATATCCGAACACATTTTTTGTCAAATTTTGGGGAAATTCTTTCTTGAATCCAAAATCTTATCAACTAGTCCGTACTCTAGGCTCTCATTGGCATTCATAAACCGATCACGGGCCATGTCAATTTCAAGCTGGTCAAATGTCTTTCCTGTGTTTTTTACGTAAATTTCAGTGAGCAACTTATTCAACCGTAGTGACTCTTCAAGTTGAATTTTCATGTCGATTACGGTGCCCCTAGATCCAGACGACACTTGATGTATCATGTGCCTGGCATAAGGCAGAATATAACGTTTACCCTTAGTACCAGAGCTAGCAAGTAATGAACCCATAGAGCATGCTGATCCCATAACAATCGTACAAATGTCTGGTTTAATGAAGTTCATTGTATCTAAAATTGCAATGCCTGCCGTTACGCTACCCCCTGGGCTATTAATATAAAGGTAAATATCTTTTTCAGGGTCTTCACTTTCTAGATATAGCAACTGTGCGACGATTAAATTAGCCATCTGATCGTGCACCTCACCTTCTAGCAAAATTACCCGATCACGCAACAGACGAGAGTAAATATCCATTACCCTTTCGCCACGAGTAGATTGTTCAAGCACCATTGGAACTAAGTTAGACATTGATATTTCCTTATTAAATAAGTCTATATCATACAGTAAACAGAGGGTCTTTGTCAAACCCGTATGGATATTATTTTCTCTTTTTTCTCATCGGTTCAGATGGCTTTACTTGTCTACTCGATCCAGTGTCAGCGATATCGGATGCTGCCTGTGTAAAATCTTTTTCTGACTGTGCTACGCTTTTCTCTGGAGAACTACTAGCATCTTTGGGAACACCTTCGCCCTTGTCGATCATAAAGGTATAATTACCCTTAATATCTGTGCTGTAATATGTTTTACCTGAGTCTAGATACACACCTTTAATTTGGTCGCTAGGATATACGGTATTGAATTCACTTAAAGTCCATTCAGTTGAACTCTCTTTGGCTTTAGTATAAACTTGAACTAATGCACCGTTGTTTAATATTTCAGCGGCTGCTTTGCTAAAGTTCGTATTATCATTGACCTGTTTTGCTGCTTTTTCTGCAATAGTAGCCATCAGATGGTAATACAAATCAGTCGTGTCAGGTGTTCTAGTAGTTCTAGCTGTTGCGAACTTTTTAAGTTTGGTTGATATAGGAACTGCGTTGATGTTATTTAAGTTCACCGGACTAGTATTCCGTAGATTTTTTACTTGGTCTGCTTCTTTATCATCAATGATATTGTATTTTGTAGCTAGATACAACGGTGATCCGTTTTGTCCAAACTTAACTATGTTCTTTATTAGCTCTACCTCTTCTTTATACTTCTTTAAAAATTTAGTACCTTCAGGTGTTTGTTCTAATTGGACTATTTTATCGTACAAGTTTCTAGCACTAGCTTTAGCACCTTTGCCCCCTTTAGTGCTAATCAACACGTACTTTCCGTCGCTAGTTGATATGACGCTATCACTTAACCCAGCAGTTACACTCTCATCAAAAGTGATTAATGTACTCTCAAACGACCCATCTAGGAATTTCTCTGCTGCTTCACCCGCATTACCCGTATACTGACCCTTTTGTATTGCCATTGGTTGCAATATCTCACAGAAATAATCTCTGAACCCAGTAAACGAAATCCCCTCAGGGGCCGGAAATTTCATTGGCAACGGTTCTCCCATAGCAATCTTATGTGCAACCAGATACAATGGATGGTTTGTCCCTAGACTCTGAGCCAGTTGGTTCATTATTTTAGGTATAGTTAAATTGACTTTATCTGTGAGTAAGTCTTGTGGTTTTAGTTTTTCTTGTGATTTTTGCGAAGCTTTGGACTGCAAAGAATACCCCAATATGATATTGGGCATGTAATTCTTCTTAAAGTTCGGACTTACCTTTTCAAAATATTGACCTGCATATATTTCAGATCCGTCGGGTTTAGTGAATGTTGCAATTCCGAAGCCGCCTGATCTAGCAGTTTTATTATTTAACCATTGAACATTTAATGGTTCAACCTCGGATAGTGCAAGATTCATTTCGTCTGGTGTGAGTTTTCCCCCGCCTTTAGGGGTGAACGTCAAATCACTAAACGTAATTTCATCACCCTGTGCATTTTTGAATACCGACCCTGGCTGCCTGTTAGCGAGGCCAGTACTTTCTTGAAGTTGTTGTAGTTTGTCTAAAATATCGCGCATGATATATTTATCACCGTCAGCATTTAAAAAGATTTTGATACTTAAACCACTTACGTATACCGTATGACCTTTTTAAAGGAATTCTATGTTTTGCCAATTCATGTTTAAATATAAAAAAACTAGGACCATGCCCTAGTAAGGGTTTCAGTCCTAACTGCTTTCTGGTATGACTATCAACATCCCATTGATATTGATGGCACATTTCGTGTGCTATTATGGTTATAAGCCATTGTCTACAATACCATTTGTCAGATAGCTTTATTGTACAGTATGATCTATCAGCACCTTTATCTGGATATTCATCACCTAAACAATATCCCCAAAATTTTCTACATCTAGCCATTATAATGATGTTCGGTTTAGGTAATACGTCGTTGAATACTTCTCTATTGAGAAGATCATACAAGCTGTTAACTTCGTCTAATGAAGTTCTGTAATACAATCTTTTCTGCTGAGTTATAGATGGTATATCAGTGTCCATCAATTTATATAATTGATTACTAGTTTGCATGTAGTATTTAGTGCTATATGTAAATAAGTATAGGCTGGCGTGGTTCGGAAAAATATGTTTTTGTTGTGATTCCATTAAATACTACTTTAGGAGATATTGAATGGAATTGTTTATCGTACTAGTATTAGCCGTTTTAGGATTAGGATATTTTTATTGGGTGCGCACTCAAAAAAATAAGAGCACAGAGTCATCAACTGTTAGTGCAGTTCAACCAACGGTTGTCTTGCCTGTAGTTGTAGAAGCAGCAATAATTGAACCTAAGCCAGATGAAAAGCTTAAGCCCAAAAAAATAACCAGAGCTAAGAAAGGACCTGCTGCACCACTAGAAAAGAAGACACCGGCTACAAAAAAACCAAAAATGAAGATCGTTAAGTAATGCAAATGAAACTCGGATTCGACGTAATTAGCGACCTTAAATTGACCCCAGATGATAGCTTCAATTGGGAGGGTAAAGCTACTAGTTTGTACTGTATTATAGCAGGAAACATTAGTTCTGACTTAAGAACAATAGTACTTACACTATCTCATTTGACTAAATTTTATCAAGGAGTATTCTATGTAATAGGGCAACTAGAATATGAAGGGTCCAAGGATATAGAAGCTAGGACTAATGAGATACTAAAAGCAACCAAGCGTATAAAAAACCTAGCAGTATTGCATCATCATGTAGTAATAATTGACGGTGTAGCTATACTAGGATGCAATGGGTGGTATGGTATAGATTCTGAGACCAGTGGAGGTATTTCTGACGAATTATTAGCTCACCAAGTAGAAGATGTGTTCTATTTGAAGAATTCGGTAGAAAAGCTACAAAAACATTTAGATGTAACTAAGATATTTTTAGTAACTAGTTCAGTACCTGGCTCAGAATTATATTTTGGTGAAGAGCCCAACATATCGGATATAGAACTAGCTCCCAACTTAGCATTGTCTGCTGACACGCAATCTAAAATTACCAATTGGATATTCGGCACATATAAAAAAACAGTTGATACCAGTATTAGTGGTATCAACTATGTATGTAACCCGTATGGCAAAAGAAACCCTTACTGGGCTAAAAGATTAGAAGTAGAAAATTAACTTTCTGCTTCTACTTTTATTTGCAAGGGATAACCCTTAGACCTTGCATCCATTGTAACTTCTATACCGCGTTGTTCAGCAATTTCGTATGGAAGAATTGCTACTACTGCGCTACCCGCATCATGAATATCTTTGGTGATGGTAGCAGCAGTGTCAACGTTATATCCGAAATAAGTGATCAACGTTTCTACTACAAAATCCATAGTAGTAATACTATCATTCATATAAATGATCTTAAATAACGGCGGTTCTTGTAACGCAAGATTAGGCTTAATTTTAATTTTTGTATCAGTTTTTGCCATTTTAATGTACCTTTGGTTGAGTGTGCAGCATACGCTGCACACATACTATATTATTTAGTGTAGGAAATAGCAATAGTCTTCGGACGTTGTTCTTCAGGAACGACTCGTTCTAGTAAAACAGTCAGAATACCATCCTTAGACTCTGCCCCAGAGACTTTTACATGGTCTGCTAGAGTCCATGTTCGCACGAAATTCCTGGCACTAATCCCGTGATGCAAGTATTCTACTTGAGAGTCTGGGTTAGGTGTCTGTTCGCCTTTAATGACTAGTAGATTTTTTTCTACTTCAACACTAATTTCACCTCGGGTAAACCCCGCCACAGCCAATTCAATCGCAAATTGATTATCGTTGTACTTTACGATGTTATACGGGGGATAGTTTGAGTTCCCTTGTTGAGAATGCATTCTTGATAATTCATCAAATATTGAGTCGAAACCCACAGCAAATTTGTGAATGTCAGGAATGTTAAGGGACCGTAATGAAAGTTCTCTTGTCATGATATATCTCCTTTATTAAGCAAGATTAAACAGTGTAGACCCGACCATCGGCGCCTACACTGTATTTAGTGTAATCTATTTTCGCAAAAAAATATAATATTTAGGTAAAACAACGTTAATAACTGGGGTCACAGTAATGATTGTGGTTTTATTACTAACTCTTTAGTTATATTTACCTCTGTGATATCGTTGTTTCTATATGTCTTAGCGTGAAACATATGAGGCATTAATGTTTTTTCTATCTCAGTATGCAATCCTCTGGCCCCGGTCTTTAGTTTTAGGCATTGATCAACTATTTGTTCTATTGCAGATTGCTCAAAGGACAATTTCAGTTTATCCAAAGAAAATAAGTATTTGTATTGAGCTATATAATTATTTTTAACTCCAGTTAATACGTTAAGTAATTCTTTTTTGTTTAACTCGGATAAACTAACAGTAGTTGTAAATCTACCGACGAACTCGGGTATCATTCCAAACTTAGTGAGGTCTTCTGGCGTAACCATCGATAAATCTGCATTTTCCACCTCACTGATGTTTGCACCAAACCCAATCGAAGTACCCTTTACCCTAGACTTCAATAAGTCATTTAAGCCCACGAATGCTCCACCTGCCACAAACAATATATTTTTTGTGTTTACTTCTAGCATGTCACCGCTAGGGTGCTTTCTGCCGCCGCTGCTAGGAATTCTGCATGCGGTACCTTCAACTAATTTCAGTAGAGCTTGCTGAACACCTTCTCCCGAAACATCTCTAGTTATGCTGGTACTTTCCCCTTTACGCGCTATCTTGTCAATCTCGTCTATGAACACTATTCCGCGTTCAGCCAATGATACATCACCGTTCGCTGAGTTTACTAACATACTAATCATAGATTCAACATCATCTCCCACGTATCCGGCTTCAGTCAAACTAGTCGCATCAGTAACTACAAAGGGAACATTTAAATATTTTGCTACTGTTTTTGCCAATAGTGTCTTACCTGATCCAGTTGGTCCGACCAATAGTATATTACTCTTTTTTAGTTCTAAATCCGACGATGGATTATTTATACGTTTATAATGGTTAGTTATAGCAACACTCAACGCCATCTTCGCTAAATCTTGCCCTATTACGTGTTCATCTAGGTATTGTTTAATACTTATAGCATCATACTCAGAATTGACGGCTTTTTCTTCTGGGAATTCATCTTTGATCAACTGATTACACAGTGCTATGCAATCACTGCATATAGACACTTCTTCAGATACAATTAATTTTTTTACAATATCTTTGTGATTCCCGCAAAATGAACAATGTGATATTTTATTTTCTGTGGACATGTTTTACTATAATCTTTATACAGGTTTGTTTTCTCTAAGATATTTTTCTATTTCACTTTTTTCAATGTCAGTTAATAAATCAACATCGTATTCGCCATTATCTATTTTAGATATCAAATATTTAATATAGCTGTTGTTATTCAGGTATGAATCTGTTTGTTTTTTGTTCACTTCAATCCATTTATCCCCGCTAAATTTATAAACTTTATTTGGCAACATGTCTACTCTAACAAATACGTCACCCTTATTCGACAATTTCGGAAATTGAGTACCAAAGCTAGCGTTTCTGCGATTATCTGTAGTGGTAAATAACTCAGGACGAATTTGCTTAAATGCATCTATTTGTATAGCCTTACCCTCATATGAGACATAGCCATTGCCCAAATCTTTATATACTTTTTGCTTTGTGTTAAATTCTACTACGTTATCAGGCTCAAGTGTAGTGCCTGGCATTGGATCTGGTATCGGATCTGGTATCGGATCTGGTAGTTTATTTTCATCGCGATGCAATTCAACTAGTTGCAATTCGACTTCCTGTTTAGGAGAAGATGGTGCTTCAACGACTGTGGCCACTTCATTTATCGGGTCAACCTTCACTTGATCTTCAACCGGTGCGACTGCAGTATACTCGGGTTCTTTAGGTGGATCGATGGGCGCTGGTGCACTCTCTTTAGTGCGTGCTTCTTTATCCCATTGCTTGCTATTATTCGAAGCTAGAACCAATGCGATAGCGAGAGGATCGAACACTAGAACTAATAAGATTGTTACCCAACGGACCGCTCTTTCTAATACGTTTTGATTAGGATCGTCACCGTATAACAATGCAGCAATGTATTTTATTGGTCCAACCTCGGCTTCTACTTTTCGTAGTTGGCTAGCTACCGGGCTACGTTCTTCATTTAATTTTGATATTCTTTGTTGGGCTTCACCTATTTCTTTCTGCAACTTTGCACGCTCGGGTGCTTGTTGTCTACGTATCGTAATTGCCCGTTCGGCGCCTTGTTCTGAATTTCCTCTAGCAAGTCGTTGATTGATTTGGTCGTCCATTTGACTCAACGCTTTTCTAGCTAAGTCGATATTATCTTTTTCTGTTTTTATTTTTTCATCAAACAGAGAAACTTGTGCTGCAATATCTCCTGTTGGGACGCCCTGGTCAATGTGTGCTCTGCTCAAAAAACCAAATATACCCATGCTGGTTAATAAGGCAAGAGCTACTACAGCAGACACCAGATAGGTTTTTAACACCAGTCCACATTTATCCCAGTATGTTCGTAGCCATACTGTAGTCGTTATTTTTCCTATTTCTAATATGGAACCCATTATAATAACAGGAATAACCGCACCGGCAAAGATAGCGGTTAATCCTATAATACTATAGTATGCTGCAATGGCACTTATAGCTAAAGCTACTACCATTGTCACATTAGAAATGTTTATTACATTTTTTATACCCATGTAGTATTTATAGTTTCCTTCGTATTAAATATCTTTGTCTTCTAAGTCAAATAGATGTCCATAATGATCCATGAATTCTGACATAGGCATTACTAATTTGCGAGGAATGCCTGGACCGTCTTGTGCCAAATAGGTAACATAGAGTTGATTTTCATCACGCTCTTTAACTTGAATTACAGTTAAAGAATTCCCGTCTGAAAATATATGCGATTTTCCAACTAGATCAGTAGTCATGAACTTTGTACATTGCCTCTGATATAGCAGTGCAATTACACCAGGGTTCTTCTAACTTAGTTAGAGTATTGCTGAAATCTGCAGTGTCGTAAGTAGAACAGAATAATACGTCCTGTTCATTTTCAGTTTTGTACTTTTTTTCTACTTGGTGATACTCGTTTTTTAACAGTTGATGCATCGGTTAACTCCTGTAGTTTTTTAACGTCTTTGTGCTTTGGATTAATGATGGTGTGCCATACATTTTTGTACTTGATTGGCAAATCTGAAAAAACAGTAAGAACAGGTCCAGTTTCATCGTTGATGACTGTATCATTAGCTACACTGCCTACAAATGGTATTTTGTTCCATTTACCGATTACACGATCACCCAATAGATATTTTGGTTTATACCTATTTTTATCAAAGTAATCTGAGACTTTCATCTTATGCCTTGGGCAGACTCACATACCCTAAGTATGCCTTTAATGCTTCATCTGTGATTCCAGGAGTATTACTGAACGTATATCCTTTATTCAAGAGATTCTTAATATAAACCTTATTGTAGAAGAACGAACAAACAAGTCCCGCGAGCCCGTAAGTTAGAATAGAAGCCACGATAAGTAGTACGCCCCATAGCCAATCTTGCCTGAACAGACAAGGCCAGCCTCCGAAGAAAAGTACGGTCCAACTAAACCCAACTGGTGCCTTCTTAATTTCGACGCCGTTGGTCAAATAAACTGTAGTAAATGCCATTTTTAAATATCCTTTAAGTTTGTAATTGTTGTGACGCTACAATTATTGCGACTGCTATTCAGCAGTAGAGAATTACCAGTATAGCAATGTTACTTGTCGTCACGGAAGCACTTGAACCTAGGAAATCGAAGTGAGTAAGTGCCGTCACGGTTTTGTGTGATTGCATCTGCCATTACCACAGCAGTTTGACCAATAACCAGACTACGGTTATCCCAATACATAGTTCGCTCATCGTCAGTAAAGCCACTGCCAACATTGACGGTAATGTGCTTTCCGCCATCGGTCCCCTCACAAACCAATGCTCCCATTCTTCCAGCATGCTTACCAGTTCCTTCCTCAACTCCAATAACGGTTAGATCGTAATCATGTACAGGCTTATATTTCATCCAAAATGTATTGCGTTTACATTCATATGGCGCATTAACGTCTTTGATCATTACGCCTTCGAAACCCATTGTTACCATGTCGTTACAGTAACGGGTGAATTGATCTTTACCGGCCGCAGTGTCTAGGTCTACTAGAATGTGTGGTAATAGTTCTACATTTGGCATTTCATCAATTACAGGACGAATATCTTCTAGCAAATTCATTCGCTTACTGGTTTTCATATTCCAGAACCCGCGCTTAAAGTCTGCTAGAGGTAGAACGTCGAACACGTTGAATACACTGTCGGTGGCTTTGACGTTTTCTTTGCGTCGTGCTTGACGCATTAGTTCTTGAAAGCTATTATCAATAACTTCGCCGTCGAGTACAAATCCGCCAGACATAGAGAACCAATTAGTTTTTCCGATGAGCTTAGCATAGTTATTTTGAATTTGTTCTTCGATGTGGGTGAAGTTTTCAAAGACTTTACCATTGCGACTGTAACTAACGACAGTGGCTTGGGCATTATTGATAGTCACTACCATCAGCACCCGGACGCCGTCTAACTTAGGCTCCAGACGCTTAATTCCTGCCATTTCGGGCCTATCCTCACAATTAGTTGCAAGCTGACAACCGAAGATGGGAATTTCATATTCCGTGTTCTTACAAATCTTGTTGACTGTTTTGTCTGATACGCCAGAACGTAGACCGCGCCTTAGTACTGGTGCTAAGAAGATATTCCATTCTTCGCTATCGAAGCGCTCAGCCATAACTTGAATGGCACTTCTAGCTGCGTTGCCAGTCACTTCACGCCTAGAAAGCTTAATCAGCAAATCATTATACTCATGCCATGGATTTTCAGCCCCGGTGATACCGACTGTGCTAGGAATTTGCTTGACGCCAAAAGTTACGTATGGATTGAGACAGGCTTTGGTTAGACCTAGAAAAATCTGTGCATTAGTAGAGCCTAAAGTAGATGCTTCTAGTGCTTGCTTGATCACATCTTCCTTGTGAAGACGACTATTGGACAAGTTTAGTTTGTTAATCCATGACGCTGACATTAAATTTTCCTTATATTAAAGAGCTATTTTACTTTACTTCTGTGCTATTGTCAACATCTTTGTTCAAAATATTAAGCAATTTTCTATTGTTAACATCTTGTTCTTTGCGTGCCCGCTTGGTATTATCCGAAAGCCGAATCAGTTGATCATACTCCCTTGCCCACTGAACCCCACGCAACCAAACTTCTAGTTCTTCTAGTGTGCCGACGAAGATGTCAACGTCACGAGAATATACGGGAAGTGATTCGCTGTCTTTGGGTTTTAGTGCGATTCGTGAACCGTACTCATTACTATTGTAATGTTTAGGGTTTGCTAGCATGAACCCCAATTCATCGCATTCTTTTTCAATTCTCCGAAGAAGAAGAACGGTATTATAACCTGCCATGTTAACAATCCCTGTGAACAGCGTTTGACATCTTTTCTATTTTAACTCTTAAAGATTTTATCCAACACTAGTTCTGCTAGATCGGTTTCAGTTACCTCATCAAATGCGGTAGCAATCATGAGTTCGTACACCACTTGAGCTTCAGTGCCCAAGACAGATAGGATATAGTTGACTTGTTTTTGGTCAGTTGCTGCCCACAGCAGGTTCGCAATATGCACTTGGAAGTCATTTTTCAGTACAAGTTTCATCAGATAAACACCTTTGCATAATTCAGTTGGGTTGAGTTTTCTTTGTGCGCTTTGACCTTCGCCTCTACCGTGACAAATTTGCCCAAATCAAGAAAAGCTCGGTGGGCAAAATACACAATCTGATCTTCTTTAGTGATGCAGGTTACGAAATACGTATTGTATTGTTGTGAATAATTGCACTTCAGGACTTCACACTGTTCTAGACGAATTTTATTGCCAGGAACACCGATGCAGCCACCTGTTGCAAAATTAATTCGTTGATTTACTTGGTCTCTAACCGCCGTTCGTTCATACGTTGAGGGCAGAGAGCAAATAACTGCGATATCGTAATTGGCTTGAATGGTATCCCTGTTCGAGATGACCATGGCATTATTTTCAAAATCATTCAGCTTAATGCCTTTAAGGATTTTGAAAGTTAGACCTTTAAAGTAGGTGCGAACTTTTTCAGCCTGGTCTCGGTCGCATTGCTGGATCAAGTCAGTTTGGCCCAAAAACAGATCGACAATTTGACGATTAGTGTCTCCCTTCTCACCTACGGGAATGAACTTCACATAATTCCCGTTAATTCGCTGAGCAGCGCAGGCTGCTGCCCACACATCGTTGGCGTCAAAATTAAATACGGAGTGTTGTTTGCGAGCCATTATTCGTATTGCTTAATTGTGAAGAATCAATTGTACTTGTTATTGTAATTATTGTCAACCCCAATGTTGTCAACGTACGCCACTGGTCATGTCACGAACCAGACGCTTATATCCCTCGGTACTGACTTCATATCCAGCGTTTTTGAGCATACGCTTGACATTCGGATGAATGTACCCCTTTGCGCTGAGAATGGACAGAGGAGCTTCACCATTCTCAATTTTGAGAAAGTATTCCTCAACTGTAAAGTTCTTAACCAAGAACGTCAAAAACGTAGCCTTACCACTCTTGTTGTGCTTAAATCGGGCGACAAACTTGCCACCGTATGTAACGTACTCTTGGCCAGAAAACTCAGACTTGACGAATTTAGTCATTTACGACTCACTCAACAATAGAAGTATTATATGCCCTATCTGATTTATTGTCAAATCATCAGAGGGCGGATATCCGTAACGGTGAATTTCCAATATACTGTACATTAGTATAGGTTGTATATAAAATTAAGTAGTAACATACACGTATTGTAGCATTGGGTATACTATAGATGGGATGCCGAGACCACTGTACATAGTAAGTACATACAGAAATAACTACGAAAGCTATTATGAATAATAACGTAACTCAGGAACAAATCCATATCTATTTCAAACGTGCCGATCTGGGCGGCAATTGCGTCCGCAATGACATATGGAAACAATAAATCAATCGCAGGTGAATATTCTATGTTGTCATGCCTGGAGTGATTTAGTAGAATTGTTAAAAACTCAACCAAAATCAATATGCGTTAACGCAGATGAATTGCAATATACTTCTTGCATAGAGATAGTAAATATGATAAACACACTTGCTAAATTATCAGGAATCGATAAGATAACCGTGACGCTAGGTGTCAACAAAAATACTACGTTGCAGCAAGTTAAAGAGGCGCAAAAAAGCGAAATGTTTGGTATAGTACCGTCGATCAGTGACTATGACATAATCGAAACTACTAGAGGATTATGCGCCCAATGGAACAACATACCGTATTGGCCTAAACACATACTGGATGAATTACCTGGAGCAAAGAAACCGGCAGTAAAAGTACAGACTGAAATCAATCTGACTCCCAGACAAGAACAGATATTACACCTAATACAAGAACGCGGAGCAAGCAATAAAACGATAGCTAAAACATTGCATATAACCGAAAGCACTGTTAAATTGCACGTCGGGATAGTCCTTAAAAAATTTGGTGTAAAGAATAGGACTCAATTAGCATTATTCGGGAAAAGTAAGAATCAACAAAGTGAATGATTGCCCCCTAAATAATTAGTTATAAAGTCTAATGTGTCTATGTGTACTGGCTGCGTCCATTGAAATTACTTTAAGTATTATAGAGAAATGCAACTTTAGTGAATGGTTCACTATTAACGCTGTTCTCTAATTTAAGGAAAATTAAAATGGCAGACGTAGATACAGCAATGCTATCAAAAGAACACAGCGACATCCGTCGTGAAGGCGCTGAGCACACCTCCGACATCCGTCGTGAAGCAGCAGAACACCGCGCATCAATGACACAAGAAAACATGAAGGGTTTTGACCGTGTTAATGCTGATGTTCTGAGAGGAACAAATGAGATAGTTAAAGAAGGTTTGAAAGAATCTTTCAATATTCGCGGTGATGTTAAAGACAGTCGGTATGATGTGTCTGAGCGGGTTGGTAATCAAGGTGATCGCATTGTTGATAGACTAACAGAGCATGACTCAAGGGTTGCTGCTCGTTTCTTTGACGTTGGACGTGACACACAAGACATTCGTGCTCAAATTATTTCAGCACAACAGGCAATGGTTACTGGTTTCTTGGGAGTTACTAAGGACACAGAAATTGCTGCTCTGAAGACTCAGATGGATGCTAGTAAAAATACTTCTTACATTGTTGATAAGGTCACATCAGACGGTGACAAGACTCGTACTCTTATCAACGATCTCAAGTATCACGATCTAAACCGTGGCCTAGTAGAGCGTCAAACCGCTTTAGTAAGTGCCGAACATGAGCATCGTCACTATCGTGACCGTTGGTTAGATGGTCGTTTTGATCAAAACCAAGCACAGTTCGCTGGACAGTGGGCACAGTTGCAGAGCCAATTACAAGCATTCCAGAGTCAACTACAAGAGACTCGTCAAGGTATGGTTAATTTCGGCACTATGTCTGGTCAGTCTGGACAACAATCAAGCACTAGCAACAACGTAAGATAATCGGTTCGCTTCCGATGTGTTGTAGCAAGGTTGGGGCGGGCTATAAAAGGCCCGCCCCTTTTTTAAGATAGGAGATGCTATGAATGGCCTAGAACGAAGACTAGTGGAATTGAACGAAGCACTGTTGAAATTAAATGCTGGGGAGAAATTAGACCCTAAGATATTTGATCAAGCAAGACAAGTGTTAAGTGGTGGCACTACTATTAACACTGGGCCGGGCGATGACACTGTGATAATAAACCAAGGAGCAGGAGATGACTGTAAAGAATGTCCCCCAGGACCCCCAGGACCCCCAGGCCCTCCGGGACCTGCAGGAGAGGTTGGTCCGCCTGGAGAACCAGGCCCTCCGGGAGAATCTGGCCCTCCAGGACCTCCTGGTCCGCCTGGAGAATGTTCTAACGCATGCAATAGAGTTTTGGTATCGCAAGACTACACTGCTAAAGTGGATGATTATTATATTGGTGTTAATAGTACTGGACCGGTTACTATCACACTTCCCTCAGATTGTGCAAATAGTTGCGAGATTGTGGTAAAAGCTGAAATGGGACCCCCATTAGGTAATCGAAAGATTACCATAGTACCGGCTGACGAATGGCAAACTATAGACGGGTCTTCAGAGTACATAATTGAAGTTCCGTATCAGGCAGTGAATCTTATATGCAATGGAGGTGACTGGTGGATCATATAGATGTCTCTCCCACTAATCTAGAAATATTAAGATTAGCGAAAGAATTAGCTTATAGTGACTATAATAATCGCAAAGCGGACCTGCATAACAGGTGGGTAGCAGAAAGTGATTATATGTGGAGAACCCATAAGTTGAGAGTCGCTTATCCACCCATACCATCTTTTCCATCTGAAGAAGATATAATGAAAATTGCATCTAGGTTACTTGAATTTTTAAGTATACCCAGAACTGATTTTGAAAATCAAGCTGCTATAAAGGAAGTGACAGAATTAATTTATCAGACTACTATTGATTTAGACGAAGAAAAACAAATTGTAGAACCAGTAGTATCTAACTCTACCGAATTAACTACCAAAGAAAATTCTAAAGAAGATGTAGTAGAAGTTACCAAAAACAACACCGTATTAGACAAAATCAAAAAAATATGGAAATAACCTTAAGGAGACTAACATGAATAATAGACCTAAAATGTTTAGAGGACCTAAACAAAACTCTAAACCCGGACACTATCCGCAAGACCGTTACTGGCCCCACGACTATCATTGGCGAAGGTATTGTAATTGGGATGACAGATACTGGGATGATGACAGATACTGGGATGATGACAGATATTATGTACAAGAGCCAATTAGAAACGCTGGACCAAGCGGACCGAGTGGCCCGAGACCAGCGAAAATGGAAGAAAGTTATTGCGATTGGTATATAACTATGGCGTATCAACAAGGATACAAAGATGGGTTTAAAGCAGGGTTAGATTATGCAAAACAGGAAGAATCTGACACTGTAATACCTGAAACTACAGAAACTAAGGCAGAAACTAAATGAGCTACTTATCTAACCCAACTAGTAAAACAGACTACGGTGTTGTCAAAGTAGGCAACTTTATAGACGTAGACACTGACGGGCTTATTTCAAGTCCTGAAATAATCGCAGGTCCTGGGGTGTCAGTAGAGTATGATATTGGGTACATCACAATATCTTCTACCGGGGCCGATTTAATTAACGTATACGGCACAACTACTAACTATACTGCTACAATAGATGACGAATACATTGGAGTTTATAGCACTAATGCAGTTACTATCACTTTACCACCAGGAGTTAACGGTAGAGTTTATTATGTCAAAGATGAGTATGGACAAGGTTCAGGAAAGATTACTATTCAACCTAGCTTAGGTGAAACCATCGATTCTAAACCTAATTATGTTATTAGTATACCTAATCAAAGTGCAGCTATGGTGTTTAGAGCAGGCATATGGCGATTGATTTAAAATAAAAGGGTCCTAGGACCCTTTTATTTATTTACGTGGGCTAGCTTGATTTACGAACGCGTACATTCGTTCGGCTGTTTCTAATATTTTATCTAAGCCTGGAAATTCTGGCATTCCCACTTTAGTAACGACTTGCCCAGTCTTGGGATCCTTTTCGACTGATGTTTCCCATCCCATATACTTGTAATGAAAATCTTGCGCCACATAATCTTTCGCCATTGCTAAGATATCTGAGCGTATTTCATATCCGTTCTTGTTTATTTTCAATTCTGGCATTGAAGGTAATTTGTTTTCCATTAGTGTCTCCTCATGTATGTTAATATCTATTATAGGTTTATTAAACCTATTAGGTTAAAACCAATATCGATGATTTTTATACTTTGCCATTATTGCGTTTTTTCTAGATTCTATTAGAACGTCCATAAAATTGCTGAGCCAAGCATAAAATTGTTTAAATGAATTTTTCATGTTAATGTCTACCTATTATTGTAATATATTCTAGCGTGAATCTTTCTATGTCAGAGATAGTCAGAGGACTCTTACTCAAAACATATTTTTCTAATTCAGTGGCATATGATTTTTCTTTGCAGAAAAAATTTAACATTTTCTGTAGAATAATCATATCCATTTCCTAGTCTTCCACAAGGAAGCGCAATCAGGTAACATGGTTGATACTGTTGTGATAGCGGTCAATCCAGTATCGAATGCTTCTCTAGCGATATCAGCTTGTATATCCACAATGTGATTCAATGCAGCGCTTACTTTAGAATCGCTGATGAAAGCACTAACTGCTTGTTTATTTGTTTTTTGCACCATGTCGATCATGGCATGTGTAATTGAACTAATCATATATTTTCTCCTGTGTGTGTTGAGCAATTGCTCATTCTTATTTATATGCTGCACCCGCACATAATAATAAACTATTGCGAAAAATGGGTAATTATATAACGTCTAGGACGTGATACTTAACGTAAATTGATTGATGATAGATATTCTGACAATGATCCATGCAATGACATCCACATTGCAATCTTACTATCATAAAATCTAATGAATGGTTTATATGGTTTTGTTTTTCGATCAAGTCCTAGATAATAAGGACATTTTATCTTTTTATCCAAATCTATCAGAAATCGATATTGCCCTTGATTACTTAGTGAATAGGTATAATCAAAGTATTCGATTTCTGCTAGAGTGAATGCGACAACCCCATCATCTGTCAGTCTTAGACCAGATTGTCTTTTGGTAAACCACCATTTGCTCAGCAATGAATCAATGGGAAAATCATGATCATTGGTGAGTTCTTTGGGAATTTCAGCTAAGACAGCTTCGGTAATTTGTTCTTTTAATGACTTACTCGGCTTCATTTGGGTACACAGTAGTACCTTTATTCATAAACACCACAGAAAATTTATCTGTTTTAAACTGTGCATTCAATTTCCTACAAAGGTTTCTAGCATGTCCCGGATTGCTAAAACTAGTTTTTTTGTATTTAGGCGTAGTGTGTGAATCTAGGTAATGCTGAGCCTTTAAGTTGATAGGTTGATCATTATAAAACACTGCCCATATGCCAGCAGCTTCTATTATTTGATCACACTTATAAGTCTTCTTGTCTACTAGTTCTAGTAGAATTTTTGGTTGAGTCCTACTCACTTGAAAGATCCGCCTTTAATATCTAATTTAATTACTGGCTCAACATCGGATTTCTTTTCAGTGTCTGCGAACTTGTCTGCTATTAGCTTAGCCAACTCGTCGCGTAATCCCCTGGCTTCGGATATCGGGATTACTATGTCTTTACCCTGTTTACTTTCTATTATAGAAACTTTATCAATGAACCGTTTTATATGAATCATAAGTTATTTATCTGTACTTTTGCCTCATCTTCAGTTTTAAAAGGTCCTAAGTATGCATATCGTTGAACAAAAATATACTTCGGACAAAATACTACTTCAGTAGCTGAAGGTTGTTTCAATGCAAACCAACCTGCCGCATGATAGCATTTACTCTTGAGTGTTTTTGTATACAGATGCAATTTACGCCTTACATCCAACATTGAATTATAAACTTTATTTGTGGTTGGATATTCTGAATACGGTAAATTAGTACCAGCACTAGGAGACTTTAAGGGTTGAAATTTAATATGAGTTTGCCGCTTAAGGTCGTTAGTGTCTTCATATTGAGTGCTGCTCCCGTGTATCTTTAAACTGACACCCGTGTTAGTTACGACAACGTTGCCTATTTTATTTTCGCCGTCAGTAACTATCCAGTATTGATCTTTAATTATAGGTTTAGCTACTAAGTTCGTCATGTGATTTTCCTTTATTATGTATTTCGTAGTATATACATGACCGCGTCTGAGTCGGGAATCCTCACCAGATCATGCGGATACTTATTATGTTCGCCGCTACTGTAGGCGCGTGCTTCTTTCAGAATTTCTTTTACACTAATCATTTTGGGATGCAGTTTTGTAACTCTACCGATCATTAGTCTGTTTTTATGCGCTACAGCTACTATAGAATCGACCGTGATTACATTACCCAATCGATCAACGTGTTCAATCAGTTTAACACTTTTGTTAGATGTCATTTTTAGTTAATTCGCTAATCAAAAGTAAATGGTCGTGGGCTTTTTTAACTGATGGGTTTGCCAGTAGTTTATTAGCCTCAGCGATCATGGCGTCTACACCAGCACTAGCTAGTTCACGACAGCTAGGACTAGTTAGGGTGGGCATTCTATCTGCAAATTCGTCACAGAATTTTTTCCACACTAATGCTTCATCTTTCGTAATTTTACTATGCATCGGTTTTAAGTTGCTAGCTTTGACCATAGCATCAGAAATGGCATCCAGTGCAACTTGTCCAGCTGCAATCATAGGTGCATAGTCGGGATTTACATTGTATTTTCTACTAGTAATACCAGGATTGCAAATGATTAGATGCGTCCCTTTTGGATAGCTATCTAGCCAAGCACTATCATATTCTGCAACAGGTATGTAATCGTTACCAATCTTTTCATAGTAAACTTTTTTCATTATATTACTTTAGCAGTGGGCCTACGTATGGCTGACTTAGCCATCGGCTATAAGTATCAGCCTGCTCTGAGATTTTTGTGAGTTCGAACTTACCACAGAACTTAAGCAGATGCATGCCAACTTGTCCGATAGCTACACGCTTTAGACTGTCAGTAATCGAAGTGTCTACCAAATGTTTGATATTGTCTGGCTGAGCTTTAAGATCGATTAATGTGGTATTACGTTCGTAATCATCACGAACCTTATGTTCGACTCCATTGTGGTCAGTCCATCGTTGCAGCATTAGATTGTTCCAACTAAATCCTTGCTTATGCCGATCTTCGAATGCTTCGATCAATCCAACTTTGTTTTTTGACCCTTTAGTACGAACACCGGGATAAGCAGAAAACACATTGTCAGTGGAGTCGCCGCGCATTACTTTCTCAAAAAGTACAAACGCGGGGTCTCCTACTGTTTTGGGTAGCTTGGTCTTCTTGTCAATGACTGGCTTTCCTTTGTTATTTAGAATGCCATTGATCGTGAATAGTTCCCCTGTGATACCGTTATAGCGGGAAACCTTCTCACTAATCAATTGATCAAAGTCAGTGTCGCTGGAATTGATGATGATTTCATCGTCTGGATGAAGGTAAATAAACCGAGCGATGATATCGTCAGCTTCTGCCTGTGCTTGTCGCAATACACTGGCATTGGTCTTGTCGTTGAGAAACGTAGTAAACTGACTATATGCATCCCAGAACAACTTATCTTCTTCGATTTCTTTTTCGGTCAGCGAAGTTTTATCAACAACGCGATTTGCCTTGTATGGCTTGTAAAAATCTTTACGCCAACTACGGCCCTCGAGACAGAAAATAACATGGTCTACCTGGTGCGCCCTGACAACCGCATTGATCGATGCAAGTGTGATGTGTAGAGACATGCCTACTTTTACCCACGGGTCTTCGTTGCGAGAAGCCACATGTCGGGCCCTAAAGAAAATGTTGGCCGTGTCATTGAGAATGTACCTCATTCAATTATCCCATTAAAATAAAACATGCACTTATTATACTATATATGCGTTTATAAATCAAATATTTTGGTTTGAGATAAATAAAAGTGTAGTTCGCGGAATGGGATTCCCAACTACTCTAATGCTTTAGGGAGCAATCAGCAATGTATTTAGATACGAGTAAAAGATGCTACGTTTATTGGATTCATTTGTCAACTAACCTCTGTCCTGCCGTTACCAAGGTCCCTTGTTCTAATAATACGAATATCATCACGATTTGTAGGGTCTGCTTGGTCTTGTTCGTAGATTTCTAATGCTACATTTCGGCACACTGTCTGAAACCATCGATCTACGATATTTTGGTCTGTGTCTTCTTTCTTGATCTTGTACCCAGCCCGAATCAGATTCAGAACAAACTTATCATTCCAATCTAACTCGAATGACCCATTATTAATGTCAGCAGGGTCTAACTCTACCCTAACAATTGAGATATAAGGTTCATCATTGCGTGTTGCTAACTCCTTAGCACTAAGCTCTGGTTCTTTTTTAGTTGGTTTGGGCTTTCGTGGGGCTGCTGGTTCTGGTTGTTGAGACTCAGGTGCAGGAGACGGTTGTGCATTTTCTGGTTTCTTCCTAAACCATTTAGCTATTTGTTCAAACATTATTTTTGTACCTCTCGATAATAACAGAGTATTTAATTGCGATTTGTCTAATCACATAAACTTTTATAGTTATACGGGTTTGCCACCAGTCCAAGTTTCGTGTAGTTTAAAGCTAGCTAAGTTTTTTGCTTTTGCTTCTACCATTACATCAGCCCAGTCCCAGTGCGACTTAGCCCAAGCATTCACCGCATCAGACCACATGTAATCACTATGGGCACGTAGCTTTTGCTTGTTGTGACCTTTATTGATTAATGCCTGCAAGTCGGGTAAGTCAGTAGTAGAGTGACCGGTGAGTACATCTTCTCGGCTAACACTATAATGCATCGTAGGACGAATACCTCGCCAGCTGTCAATGACCATTTTAATACGATCATCTGTAGCTTGAATGTATTCCCCGCAATTAACCCAATGATGATGGATGTCCATAACGATTGGACAAAGGTCTTTAAGCTCTAGCACAGTATCTAAGTTGTGCGTAATTTCTTCGTTTTCAATTGTAAGACAACTGCGGGCTTCGGGCGATAGTCGTTCATACGCGAGTCGAATGCCTTCGGGACCGGCTCGACCCGAAATGTGTACATTGATTTTAAAGTCTTGGAATTGTTTACCGAATCCCATCCAACGGGCCATATCAGCATGATACTCAAACTCCTTGATACTATTATTTACTACCTCAGGTCGATCACTCGCGAGAACCACAAATTGATCAGGGTGAAATGATAGGCGTACATCATGTTTTCGTGCTAGTTCGCCAATTGGGCGGAACCATCGTTCAAGGCTATCTTGAATATTGCGGTCTTGCCAGAAATCTGTAAATTCGGGCATGGTATAGAAACTCAACATATCACTAGTAATGCGAAGCATACGCAAGGGTTTGGGTAGTACGCTAACTACCCGTACGAGTGACATTGTGTGCAGAATATTTTCTTTTGCAACATCAAGAATCTTTTCTTCTACTTTTGCCCTAGAGTTACGCTTAGCCCATGCATAGGTTGTTCCACCGGTGCAAAGTTCTTTATCATTAGTGATTTCGCCGGTTTTGTTGAGTTCTGCCCATTTACATGCAAAACCAACCCGCTTGACTGAACTATCGAAAGAATGCATATTAACTGTCCACAATGATAAATAATATCTATAGTTTAACACTATTTAAAATATTTGTCAAATAAGCGGATCTAACACATGAAATTACAAGAATTATACGAGGGGGTTGCTCCCAAACTTCCAGGTGCTGCCGGCGGAGTGCAAATAATGACTCCACAACAATTTGTTGCCACGAACGCAGGGGATGAAGAACCTAGCTCAAAGCAAGATGACAATGAAGATATGACGGAAGGCTCAATGGCCGAAGTTGGATATTCTGATCAATTAGGCAAATTGAATGTCCAGGATTCTGTAATTTTAGCTAGTGCTAAACAAGTCGGTACGATAAGCCAGAAACCGGTAATGAAGTACGAGCAAGGCAACACTACATTATTTTTCTTTACGGAAGATGACAAAATTTCGGCTCTAGTATTACTATCAGATCACAACAAATTGAGAGCAATTAAAAACTTCACTGGACAATCTGGACAAATATATGCTTTGATAAATTACATTGTCAATATTGCTAACACCAAATTAATAATAACTCCGGATGAACCATTGACTAAAGAAGGGTTTCAGTGGGTTGCTAAATTGATTAAAAATCCTGCTGGGCTAAAAATATTAGACCTTAACGGAGAACCCGCGAATATAGATTCACTGCGCACTGAGTGGCTAAAATCAAAATCTACTCAAGGCACCGAAACCGGTAACACTGGAATAATTATCAGCGAATCGTCTCGTCAATGGAAAATGAAGCTAAAAGAAAATGAAGCTAGGCTTATGCCACACATTTACTTTAATGTATCAACTACTAACAAGCAAGGTATCGCAGAAGCAACCAAACTCCCAGCAAGTACCCGAGAATTAAAAGGACAAGAATTACAAGATTACCTAGATCGTATTCGCGAAAAAGAAAAAAAGAAAACTGACAAATATAAACTACCTTATATACATCGTAGTAGTGTATTAGGTTATTATAATGAAGAAGGTAAAAAATACGACACCGACGCCATCAAGGATGCGTTGAGACAGAGACCAAAAAAACTACTAAAGCAAAACGAGAAGATGAAGCACAGTAATGGAGAATTAGAACAGTTCTTCAATATTGGATTCGCTGCATTGACCGGGGTTGCATTAGACGAACAGACAAACGAAATAATTATTGTCAATACGTGTCCTGGCGCCGGTAGTTGTAAAATAGATTGCTTTGCTATGAAGGGCGGTAAAATCCAATTTGCTGGGCCATGGTTAAGTGACGGTAGAATATTATCATTCTTGTTGAATGACCCAGATGGATTCTTTAGTAAACTAGATGCAGAGATTAAGAAAGAAGAAAAGCTGGGTGATAAAGGTGGGTATACTGTGACTATACGTTGGCATGATGCAGGAGACTTCTTTAGCCCCGAATACACTGATTTGGCATTCAAACTTGCTAAGGCTAACCCACATGTTCTGTTTTATGCATACACAAAAATTGCTAATGTCGTGTTAGCAGACAAACCTGCAAACTTTATAATCAACTGGAGTGAAGGTGCTCACCCAAGTCAAGAAAAACAAATCAAAGCAGGAGATCCTAGTTTAGACCAAACGAAGAACAGTCGAATCATACCAAGTAGTATGTTCTACGATTTGTTAGTTAAGGACGAAAAGAAAAACTTAGTTAAGGGTCCAGACGGCCAATGGCAAGTGATACCTGATAAGTTACCTGAACTAAAACAACGTTTAGCAAAAGCATACAACATCAGCCCTAATAGCATATTAAGTTATAGCGAATGGGATACAAAGGGTAAAAGAATTCCAAATATGAAATGGAATGACATCATTACCCCAGGTGAACCTGATATCACTGCGAGAGATCCTGGTGTATTGAGTACTTTGTTATTGAAACATTAATATGAGAGCCATAGAATTTTTACAAGAATCTGAAGTCGTTCAAGAAATTGAACGTCTTGATCCTACAGATTATCAGGGAGGAAAAAACTCCTTAAGTGATATGCAAACAGGAAAGCAAGTGAATCCTTTACCGGGCGGTAGCGGTTTACTGTATTCAATTGGTCCCGGACGACACAATCATTATGCTATCAAACTGTGGGATCCAAAAGGTCCTGAGTTTGTCAAGGGCTACCCTAAACCTATCAGAAAACCAGATGAAGACAAGTGGGAATACCAAGATAGGATATATCGATGGGAAGCACTACAAGCAGCCAAAAATAAAAAGATGCCCGGTCAATTAATCGGTGAATTAACGCTCGACTCTGCTTCTTATTTTCCACTAAAAGATGCAGTGAAAGTTGATACGATTACAATAGACGAAGATTATCGCGGATTAAGCCTTGCTAAAGCTTTATATGGGATAGTATTGACTATTATGAAGCGTCCATTGCTAGCTGGCGAGTTGCAGACACCTGGTGGTCGTAAAAATTGGGTCAGTTTAAACCAAATACCTGGTGTCGAAATGAAGGGGTATATGGTATTAAAATCGAATGACTTCACAGATGAAACAATCGACACTATTATGGGCGAACTAGGAGGACAATACATTGGTAAACATAATATTGCAGAAAAGGAATACTTTGCATTTGACGTTCAACCTAATACTACCAACCAAGAACTAGAAGCTTATGTTAAAACACGCATTAACAAGGTGTATTCTGATAGTTATCGCGATATAACAACTGGATTATACGCGGTATGGGAAGGCCAATAAAGTGAGAATCACTGAATTCGTAACTGAAGCATTTGACTCTGTGTATAAGTATGAACGCAGTATGGATAGTGGGTATTTCTATGACAATAAAGGTAAATTAATATCTGTCATCTTTGACGAATTGAGTTCAGATTTGTATATCTGGGCTGTCTCGTTCAAAAGCGAGAATACGTTTCAGTTAACAAAAACAGGGGATCAGTTCAAGATATTAGCTACTGTTATTGCGATCATAAGAGAATGGGCTAGTCAAGCTAAACCTGCATTATTAACTTTCAGTTCTAATAAAGAAGACGGTAGCCGAAGCAAAACATATCAAGCAATGGTCAACCGACTTGCACCTACGATAGGTTATGTAGATGTAACCAATAATATAGCCTTGCTAAGAGACCAAAACAAGCAGCAGTGGGTAAATAAAGTTAGGCGCGCACATTCAAATAGTGATATTTTCGTACTAGCTAGAACTGATCAACTACTAAAATAAGGATAATGAATGAAAATAACTGAAATTTTAACCGAAGCACAAATGTCACCTGAGATTAAAAAAATAATGGGCGATAAAGGATACAAGTATATATCTCGGGGTCAAGACCAAGACGTTTATCTTTCCCCGGATGGAACTATTCTAAAGATATTTGGCTGGGACCGTGATAAAGGTAGCTCTGGGTTTACTAGAGCGCAAGGAAGCTTTATAGCATTTGCAAATTATTGCAAAAAAAATCCCAACAATCAGTTCTTGCCCGACTTTAGTGACTGGGCCACATTCGAATTTGATGGTAAAACATACTTGCAGATTAAAACTGAAAGATTATTTCCACTAAGTGGCGACTGGGAATATTTGGGTAACGAGCTAGGAATCTTCGTAGATAGCTACATTGAAAGGTATGGGGCTACCGAAGGATTAAAAGTATACATAGACAAATTTGAGGGCAGCCAAATTAGAAGCAGAGATCAAGCTAGCTTGATCATAATGATGCTAGGAAAAGACGGATTAACGTTATTTGCAAAGACAGTGGATGATTTGAGCAAGATAGCTAAACAAAAAGGGTATGGCTTAGATTTGCATAGTGGCAACTTTATGTTCGGTAGCGACAGTCATTTAGTAATCAATGATCCGTTCTTTACAGGAAGCTTCAGGGGCTTAACTTAATGAAATCAATTGAATTCACCGAAGCGGAGTCGAAAACTAGTGCTAGCAAAGAGATTAGAAGTACATTGAGAAAAGCTGGTTATAAATTATTAGGAAGCGGTGCTGATGCCACAGTGTGGGCTAAAAAATCAGGACCTGTCACTAAGATAATAATGCCAGACGATCACCAAGGCGCCGGCAGCGCCGGCGATACTTTTATGAAGTTTTATGAATTCTGTCTAGAAAATCAAAACATTAGCAATTTACCCAGATTCTCAGGCAACGAGGCGTCCGTATTTCAAGCAGATGGTAAAGATTATATAATGGTAACTATGGAGAGACTTAAACCTATACCTGAAGGAAGTTTTGAAGAAGCAATGGTATGGCAACTAAGCGACTTAGCCACAAAGCGAATGACATGGAAACAAGCATTAGAAATAGTGCGCGACCCAAATGAATGGATGACATTCGATCATAATTCTCAAATAATTGATAGGATAAATTCAATGTCTAAGAAAGACATACTAGAATATGAAGTTTTGTTTAAATTAATGACCTTACTTTATCATAAGGGCAAAATTAATAAAGTAGGGTGGGACTTACATACCGAGAATGCCATGATGCGTGACGATGGAACCATAGTAATAACTGACCCATGGTTCTCATTGGTAGTTTAACTACATTACCACTCAAACAAACTTTCTTCTGCAGTGGGCACAAATGCAGGATCTTTAGATAAGTACGTATCCTCATCTGTGTATATTACCCTGAACTTATGTTTATTAGTGAGAACACTACGAATATCATCAATGCAAATAATCTTTCGATCCAACCCAGTGATATAGTCACATAGCTTCACTGTTGTTTCATTGCAGATTCTTGCTGTATTACTGGTAGACTTTGAAGGAGCAAAATCAGTGAAACACTTATTCCATTTATGGAAGACTTGGCTTTCTTGTTGCTTCGCGTGCTTTATAGATTCTAAGTTATACCATAACTCACTAGTGTTAAAGGCTTCATATAGTTCTAACGCCCGTGTAGCCATATCCTTCTTGGTGCAAGTGTAGAAAAAATCCTGATTAAAGTTTTTAGTCCACCGTTGATTTTCTAACACTAAAGTAGGTAACTGTATGTGTTGCTCGTGGAAAGCCATACCGTAACTTTCTACGGTGCTTGGGTTGAATCCTATCCTAGCACTAGTAATAAAATCTACTTTTTCTTTCCCTACAATACTAGCACGAACATCGTATTGCACCCCTAGTTTTTTGAGCTTATCTTCAAACTTTTTAACGCCATTCGGGCTAGTCATGACTTTAGCAGGTAATTTTGTTTGTTCGATTAAGCTTATAAACAAATCAGGATTCTTTCCTTCTTCCCATCTACCTATGAATAGCACGCCCTCGCGGGGTTTATGATGTTCTTCCAAAAGAAGAGATTCTGTGATTGGAATAGGTAAATGCCATGCACCGCACAGACTAAGTTCGTTAAACTTACTCTGTGTACCAACATACATCCCACTAATTTCGAGTTGCTTTCGCATCATTTCATTAGTTGAATCCAAGAATGGATTCTTTGTATTTTTGAAAATCTGACTTTCTAAGTGTGTATAAGCTATGATTTGAATAACATCTTCTAGTCCCATGGTACTTGCTACTTGAACTGTTTCGTATGTGTTACAGATTAGCACATCATAGATGTTATGCTCTAATGCTTCGATTATTGCATTGCGAAAGTTTGCCATTCTTTCATAGCAGAAGGTATCACCGTACATAAAAATATTACTATGATCAGTGTACCTCAATGATTCTAACGGAGCAATAACATTTGCCTTTAGTGATTTGACAAACTCATTATCATGTGGTAGTTTATCAGTGATAATATCTACTTTGATATTGTACTTATCCATTAATTCGCAAAAGCTTTTTGCAAATTGCCCTATGCCCCCATGAGGGATGAGGGTTTGATGGCTGATCAAAAACCCAATTCTTTTGTCGTAAGTTCTCATTTTGTTACGTATTCCATGCGTTTTTGAAAATGTCACAATGAAGTCTAGCACTATAGCGCCAGCCCTTATTCATTGCCATTTCAGCAACTTTTCTAGCATTAGAGTTATATACCTCAAAAGTACCTCCAACTGGCATCAAGTAAATTGGACCATCAAAGCCCCTTTTCTTGTACTCATTAACCGCTTCTTCCGCTTCTTGAACATCTTCTAATGTAGAGACTACGAACTTTAGATAAACAAATCCATATAGCTTATACTGCGCAATTACCTCTGGTTTTATCGCATTATCCCAAGCTTCGCCCGATGAACTAAGTTTAGGGCTAACACTGAAAGTTAATGCATGTTTTGTTCTGTTCTTTGCCCATTCAGTAAAGAATTCCCTAGATTCACTAGTAAGCATTTGCGTTCCGTTTGTTTCAAACGTCAACTCTTGTAATGATTGCATTTTTTCATGCGAAAGAAGACTAGGATAACTGCGTTGCCAACCCAGTAAAGGTTCGCCGCCTGTGATCACTAAATGCTCATCGCACCAACGATTGTTGGGTAGTAAATCCATGATTTTATCAGCAATAGAATCGGTGCTGAGCATAGGACTAAGATGCTTGAAACGAGGATCCCATGATGCATAGGAATCGCAACCAGTACTGACTAGTGGTAAAGATGTATATTCTTTTATATTAGCTACGTCAATACGGTGTCTTTCGTCACTCAATTGACCTTTAGGCATTCCAAATCCACTGCAGGTGAAGTTACAACCAAATGTTCGTAAGAACACGGATGGGACTCCCATGTACCTGCCTTCTCCTTGTATTGAAAAAAAAAAAAAAAGCTCGGAGACCTTTAACTTCGAGTTATTCATTTTAAATTTTCCTTTATTAAATTATTTTGCTTTATTCGCTTTGTCGAATTTGTCCAAATCTAAAATTTGGTAATGATCTTTTACTGTAGGCCATTCGTATATATTAATGTTTTTTTGCTTGTTTGTCAACTTATTTAGGCAAGGAAATAAGAACTTTTTATTTCCTAAACCAACATAGAGTGTCTTGTCAAATTGATCTTTTGGTATTTGTTTACGTTCACCAGTCAACTTGTTAATTACGTTAACTTTTCCTTTGTTAGGTCCTACATACCTAGCGCGGTTATTATCAAATTCTTCTTTACTTACCTGGATATATGTGTTGGTAGTTTGATCCATTACTAATCGCAAGCCTTTGGTCTGCCCAACATATTCACCAGATGAAAACTCTTTTTTTGATACTAGTACGTTATTTCCTGCTTTGTCTTTTGCTAAGACTTTTCCCTTTGTAGCAGTGAGATACCTATTACGATCTTTGTTGTATTCTTCTTTTGTTATTTGGATTGATTGATTGGTTGTTGTATCCAACACACATAGTTTACCCTTAAGAAGATGCGAGTGTATTGAATAGTGTGTATTAGCATGATATTCATCCAAAGATACTATGTATTTTTCTTCTGCATCGTTTATACAAGTCACTGAATGGTTTTGTATATGTTTCAGTCTTTTGTACCCGTATTCTTTGTTCTTTGTTCTTGCTTCTGATTTAGTGATTTTTAAAATGTCGTTTGTTTCTAAATCTAGAAATTGGTATCTACATAAGTTAATATCTTTATTGCCGTGAGGAAAATCCTCAAAACTTAATCTAGACTTATACCTATCCTTGTTTTCTTGGTATTCTTTAGATGTGATATAGACCCAGGTGTTACTGTGAGTATCAAATACATACGTCTTTCCAGTTGTGTGAAATTTGTATTTTGTTTGATTAGCGTATTCTTCTTTAGTTAAAGTGATGATATTTCCGTTTTCATCATGCACTCTAACTTTATTTGTGGTGTGTGCTTTAAGCTGATCATATACGTCTGTCTTTAATTTTTGATATGTTCTACTGGTAATGCGTCCTTGAAATCCTTTAAATTCTAATTTAGGATTCTTGTTATTCATCTGTAAAAATGCACTTGATATCGGCAAAAAAGATGGGTATATTTTCCATAATAACCAATGAGCTAAAAAATGTTCACGCAACGTGAGTTTAATCAAATTACCAGGATCATCGGTTCCTTTCAAACATTTAGGTTGAATGTGATGTGTCTCTGTGTACTCACTTAATTCCCTAGGTTCTAATTTTCTGATATGGTCAATGAACGCTTGATACCTTTTTTTGTAATCTACCATTATCCTTCTCCCTGTAATGTATTTAGCCAAGAAAAAGGATAGTTCATTCGGTAAACTTAATATCTTTTTGCAAAATGCAATCGTTCGACTCAAAGTGAATGCTAGTGTGTCAATATTTCGGTGCTAATACTTGTTCCGAAATTAATTTTGCTGTGTATGGTGCTAGTGTCCAGCCTAAGTGACCGTGCCCTGTATTATAGTACACACGATTGTTTCTCTTGCTTCTACATACAATGGGCATCATGTCGGGAGTCATTGGTCTGAGGCATGCCCAACTACTGTAATCGTGTGTGTTAATTCTAGGGAAATTAGTATGAACCCATTTTACTAATGGTTCTATACGGTCTCGTCTGATATCGTAGTTTTCACCAGTTAATTCGGCAGTTCCAGCAACACGGAAACGATTGCCCAAGCTTGCAGTAACTATCTTTGCTTGGTCATCAAGTAAACTGACTTTAGGTAAATCTTGTTCATCTACTTCATTGATAGTGATACTGTAGCCTTTTACCGGATAAATTGGTAACTTGTCACCAATTTCTTTTGCTAACTTGACGCTACCAACACCTGCACTAACAACAATGGCATTGTATTCATCTAGGGTGTGTAAGCTAGCATTATGCCCAGTCCTAAATATGACTTTGTATTTTGCACGCAAAACTTCTGATAGTTGATAACAGAATTTATGAATGTCGCCAGTCCAATCTGAAGGAGTCCAAGCTCCACCATAAATATCGTGAATATTTCGTAGAGTAGGATCTAGTGCTAATACTTCATCAGGAGATAGTAAGTCCCATTCACATCCATTATCATTATAAATGTTCTTGGCTTTTTGCGCAGATTCCCAGTAATCCTGTGACTTATAGATATGCAAGATACCAGATTTGCTTTGATCAAAACTTAGTTTCTCTTGGTCTATCAAATCATAATATAGTTTTCGTGACTCTATTCCCAACTGTATTGTCTTAGCCGTGTTTCTAGCATAATCGTTGTTTGCTGTATGATATAAGAACTTGGCTAGCCATACTGCTTTATCCCAATCTAAGCTTGGTCTAATCAATAGGGGTGCATCTTTCTTTAGCATCCACTTTATACCTTTGTATACATTAGCCCATGTATTCCATACTTCGCTATTACTAACGCTTACTTGTCCTCCATTGGCGAAACTAGTACGCATTGCCGGATAGCGTTCCTGCTCATATACTGTTACTTCATATCCTTCTTTGGCTAGGTAATATGCAGTAGTTACCCCTGCAATGCCAGCACCAATAACTGCTACGTTCTGTGTCATACATTAACTCCGTTGATATTATTATTCTGTACACCGTCAATAGTTGAAGTAATCTTCTGTTGTGGATCCTGGTCCATACCAAACTATATATCTTTTGTGCATTGTAGATTGAATTCTAGTCAAAGATTCATTTATCGTTTCATTTGGTGGTATTGCCAACCATCGTGTGTTGGGCTTGTTATCGTAAATCATGTCTGGCGTTGCGTCAGGTATGATTTCATCAGTTTGGGTATCGTACTCTACAACATCGTATCGTTGATTATTTTTAAGTCTTAGCCAAAGATTCTTTGATCCATGGGGTCCACCTGTGTTGGTAGCGTCTGACATGACTTTCACTTTATCATTCATGATAGCATAATCATACAAGAATGTACCGTAACCCTGACCTTTATACGCTTGGGCCAATTGAGATAAAGCTACGACCCAAATATCTTTTTTGTGTTTGTATAATGATAGGTATCCCACCAGATTATCCTTAGGATCAAAAAGACCATAATTCAATTCTGCGCCTTCATGAGTTTTTTTCAAAGTTAAATCTTTTATCTTTGTTACCGCAACTGAGTCAGCAAATTCAAATTGGAATTTATCCAAATATTCGTCTCTAGGCGGATTAGTAATGATTTCTCCTAATTTCATGCAAATAGGTCTTCATTCCATTCGCGGTGACCTTCTCTAAATGCCATGTTACTTTGTGTCTCGCGTACTTCTACGCGATAACACCATAGACGTGCTGCTTCACCGGGTCCCCACATATCTGGAATGTAAACTCCATTAACATATTTGTAAATCATGTCAGCTAAACTTTCACAACCTAAATTAGGCAAGATTGTTAGTTTCATGATGCCACGTTTTTCAGCCTCTTTGTACCAATCTAAATGTGGATCTGAACTAGCTACTAAAGTAGTGTGGTCAAATTGACTCTCTAGCGTTTGCTTTAGTTCCTTCAAGCCACCATAATCTGCTGCCCAGCGGCGTGCATCTAAATCATTAGTCCCGAAATAAAACTTCATGCTAAACGCATATCCGTGCAGAAATTGACAATGACTATCGGCTTTATACTGTCTATAGGCACATGGAAAAGCGTTGTGATACTCTTTTGTGGAAGTCCATTTATATGTTACTGGTTGATATGTCATATTATTCTTTCGTTATTCTAATATTGATTATTCAGTAAATGATACCATTCTCATGAACTCTGCTCTGGCTGCCGGATCAGTTTTGAACCCACCACCAAGCTTAGAAGTAATAGTAGAAGCCGAGGTATCCTCAACCCCACGGGATGACACGCATAGATGAGTAGCATCGATAACAACTGCGATGTTTTCGGTTTCTAGGATGTAGCTCAGTGCATGATAAATTTGCTCAGTAAGCCGTTCTTGAATCTGTGGACGACGACTAAAATATTCAACGATTCTCGGCATTTTGCTTAGTCCTAACACCTTTTTATTAGGCACGTAAGCTATAGTAGCTTTGCCTACGATCGGCAAAATATGGTGTTCACATAACGATTGCACAGTTATGTTTCGTTCCACAACCATTTCATCGTAGTTCATTTTATTTTCTACTGTAGTACATTTTGGGAATGCGTCGTAATCTAGTCCCCACATGGTCTCGTTTACAAACATTCGGGCTACTCTTTTAGGAGTTTCGGCAAGTGAATCGTCTGACAAATCAAGACCAAGAACATCCATGATTTGTTTGAAACTAGCTTCAATCAGAGAGATGCGGTCTTTTCGATCCAACCCGTTATGCTTTACGGGCGTTTCTACGCCCATTTTAACTAAGTGTTCGTGTACTTTGCGACCCAGTTGTGGGTCTACTTTTTGCTTATTAAATGACATTTTTAGAATCCTTCCTTAATCGGATATGAGTTTTGAAGTGTTGTCACCGTTGTGTGACAGAATGTATTTAGTCGAATCAACTAATTCTTCTATTATTTTTTCAGTGGTATATAATGGTTCATATCCCAACTTTGCTAGTTTATCACAAGACATGTAAAATGATACTGGCTTTTGGTCAACATCATAGGTGTATTCTACCATTGACGTAGAACCAAAGTATGTCTTCGCATGAAGTACTGCATCTTTGAATAGTATTGGCTTACTATTTCCAATATTATATATTTGATTCAGTTCTCCTTTTTCCATAACTAAATTTACTGCCCTACAAAGATCAGATGCGTGAATGTAATCTCTGTAAAAATTACCACCATTAGCTAATTGGATTGGCTGATTGTTGATTAATCGTTGCACCAAGAATGTTAATACATTCTTTTTACTAGAAGCTTTTTTGTCTCCTGGCCCAATTACGTTTGCAAACCTAAGTATTCGATACTTTATATTAAATGTTTTGCAGTATGTAATTAACAGTTGTTCGGCTGCCCTTTTGGTAATAGAGTAGAATCCTATTGGATCACACAATGAATCTTCTGAGCCTGGGGCTGGTACATTTCCGTAGACGAACCAAGAACTTGCAAAATTAAAAGTTAAATTTTTGCCCTTGCAATTTTCTAAAACTCTAATCAAATGAGTTAGATTGGTGTCTATGTCAACATAGGGGTCAGTAAATACGTTATAATTGTCAGTGGTACTTATAAGGTACAAAACTTCGTCTGTAACCGGAACCAGTGAACTGCGGTCATTTATAACCGACGAATACATCTTAGCATAATGTGATCCAATAAATCCCGTACCCCCGAAGATGTTTACCATTTCTTTATAACGTCAATAATGTACTCTAACACTTTTTCGTTGTATAATGGTGTACATCCAATAAAGAATACTCGGTCTAGTGCTAGATTAGCATTTGGATACTTCTTATAATCATCTAAGTGTTTGTATGCAGGATGCAATAATATATTGCCCCCGAAGTAATTTCGTGTTTGTATTCTATTGCCTTCGAAATGACTGACTAAGAATTCTTTCTCGTCTGAGTCTTTGCATATAATAGGTATACCAAACCAACTCGGATCTGCATTTGCTAGTGTTTTAACTGGCGTAATGCCCACTTGATCGACTAAGTATTGTTCTATCAAATTCTTATGATACCGACGTTTAACGTCGATTTCATTCAGCTTTGTTAGCTGCACTATTCCGACTGCTCCTTGCAAGTCTAGTGGCTTTAGATTATACCCAATATTACTGTAGATATACTTGTGATCAATTACCTTGTCATATCCTTCTAGCCAGTAATCAAATCTTTTACCGCAAGTACCGCAACTTAGTAAGTTGTTTGCTCCCACACAATAACAGTCACGGCCCCACCACGAAAAGCTTCTTATCATATCAATGAATAATTTGTCATTGCTAGATACCATTCCGCCTTCACCTGTGCTAATGTGATGTGCAGGATAGAATGAACAAGACCAACTAAAGTAATATTCTGATAGGTGTTTACCATTGAACTTAGTACCTAAGCTGTCGCAATTGTCACCGATCAACAATAAATTGTGTTTGTCGCACAATGCTTTGATATAGTCCATATCTGGCGGGTTGCCTAGCACAGGTGATACGAAAATAGCTTTGGTTTTATTTGTTATGGCATACTCTATCAAAGAAACATCAAAATTTAGAGTATCGAACTCAATATCAATAAACTTTGGAACCAGATTATTTTGTACAATGGGGGCGATTGTCGTTGGAAAACCAACGGGTGAGACAATAATTTCTGAGCCGTCTTCCCAATTGAAATGTTTCTTTAGTGCCGTAATCATTACAAGATTGGCTGAACTCCCTGAGTTCACCATATGACTGTAGCCAACGTTAAAGGTTTTAGCGAACGCATCTTGAAACTCTAATACTTTATCACCGCTTACAATCCAAGTGCCGTTTAATACTGAATCTAATATGGCTTCTAGTTCTAAATGATTCCAATATGGCCCGCTATACAGAACTGTATCCTTTGAGGGATCAAAGTTATCGTAGTTTTTAATATAGCTAGGTTTGTAGTGTTTACTGATTTCGGTTAAATTATACATTATTTAGGTCCAAATTCCCAACCAATTGGTTCTATTTTTATATCACCGAAGAAGTAACGGCTGTTCATGTAGATAATGGTACATATTCTTTCAGCTAAAAAAGCTAACATTCTATATTGCTTGTTCCCCGCTGTATCGATTGGTTGTATATAAGGTAGCGAATATTTGACACCCTCATATAGTTCCAATACGGTATCAAACAAAACTTGACACATTCGATTGAACAATTCTCTGTGTGCGAAAAACATGTTACATGCTGACAAGTTATTGATCACATACAACTTATCGATCATGTCACTAGTAATCGGTATTACATTTTTATTCGCGGCTTCTTTCAGAATGTCTAATCCCAGTTTTCCGTGACAATCCGTGTATTGTTGAGCAGTTGACATAGAGAATCCCACGGGCGCAGAAATGTATATAGTATTATCGTTTAGTGGTGTACTGTTTATCTGGTTAGTGTCATAATATCTTCTATATTGATTGGTACCAACAAACTCGTCGGATGTATTCTTCCACACCCAATACAAACCAGTTAAATCACCGACCCATTTGTTTAGGTGTGATATATTGTCACCTGTGTCATCAAAATAAAAATTCTTATTTTGCAGATATGTTCTATAACTGGAATTGATATCAGCCGAACCGCACATCAGATTCTTTTGATTGAATTGAGTTTTTAGATTTTCATGCAGCGGAAAACAATTACAGTATAAGGTTAAGTCAGCCATTAGTACTTCGCTTTTGGTACATATTTTCTATAATCAGTGGTCATACGTAACATTGTATCACCCTTACCTTCTAAGATGTCACATATTCTATCAATAGTACCGTCGTTATAATCACTGATAAGACCCATCCTAGGATGTGGTTTGTCCAAAAGTTTTTCAAGTTTATTAGTTGCATCTTCAATGCTCCATGGAATATACATACGTTCATGATCGTTAGCGAATGTCTCTGGGAAACTACGATATGCTGGGTACAACACATTACATCCTAATGCGTCAGCTTCAGATACTGTGTTACTGACCCAGTCTTGTAAGGCACAATTGAATACTACCCTACTATTATTGACAATATTATAGTAGTCGTTTTTTTCAAGATTTTGATATATCTTTAGTATTCCGAATTCTGCTAGTTCTTTAGTTCGGGCCATATAACTAGAGTTGTTTGACTTTAGTTGACTGCCAGAACATACACAAAATTCTACATCGGTGGATGGATGCCTGCGGTGAAATTCTTCAATCAAGTCCATATAAAAATCTGGTTGCTTTTCTTGATCCCACCTGGCCGAGAACACCACTCTATATGGTCTATCACTAAAAGGGATAACAGCACTAACGCGACTTTGAACTTCATCTTTACCAAACGCGAGTCCTGATATATTATAGATCGGTGCAGTCCACCCTGCTATTTTCATATGAGCAACCATTTCTTCGTTGGTTGCTAGGACACCGTCTACGAACTCATTAACCATCTTTTCATAGTGACCCATCCACTTTCCCATACCCCATACATGAACAAAGTCATCGGGGTCAATGGTCTGAGCAAGACAACGAACGTAAATACGAGGACGGTGTCTATTATCGAGTTGATTAAGAATATAAGGTAAGCTTTCTATACCAGGCTGAAACATATCTTCAAAATAGATAACATCTTCACTGGTAACTAGTCCAGATTTCATCATCTTAACTAGATTCATTAGTTGACTCATGCTAAAGTATGAACGACCATGTGCATCTAATACTTGACCAGTAACTATAGCTTGATCATTGCTGAGTGTTTCTCCGGGAACTAATGTATAATTGATGCCGCGACGCTTGAATACTCGCTCATTCCAATCTGTTAGTTGCAAGGTGTAGCGGGCTACATACGGCTCCGGACCTAGATAATATAGGTTTCGCATTAATTAATCCTTTAATTAAATTTTATTTGTGCCAAAAGGCATATGTCATTAGATAGATTGTGTATCTTGCACACAATGTTACTTTGGATAAAATATGATTCATCCTGACTTTTTTCTACTATGATTATATCACGGTTGAACGTTGTTTCAATATTGCATTTGCCCTCGGTAACATAAAAAATAGTGTCATGACTATTTTTTATCACTAGTGCATTATTGGGTTCTATCACTGTAACGGACAGTTTATGTATTGATCTTGTCATAATTTTATATTACATATGGCAAGAAAGGTTGGTACCAACCTTTCTTGTAAGCACTTCATGGAAAGTTTTTTACGCTTTACTCCACTTTCGCGCCGATTTCCCACATGTTTTTTACCGGCTTGCCTGTGATATATTTAGCAAACTGCCGATATGCATGACTTTTATTACTGTATAGTTCTGACTCATCGTACTTGTAACCATACTCCCTGCAGAAATCTAAATACTTTTCTAGATCATCAAACAGTTGGGTTACGCGAGGATTTGATTGATGAATAATTTTTGCCATGATATGCTCCTTAGATAGCTAGTTGTTGGCTTGGTTGATAACAGTTGTAAGTAATTGTGGCGCCATTTTCACCATCCTCACTTACAGTGATTTGAATATCACGTCCGGGATAACGAGTGGATATTTCTTCATATAAATCATCTGATATCATTTCACAAGATTTGTAATTCAATTGTAACACACCTTGATACAGCTTTTCAAGCCATCGTTTAAATTGAATAAATTCAATGTCCCGATCATTATGAAATACTTGAATTCCTACATTAAAGTGAAAAACATGCCGATGAGGATAAGCCAAAAAGCTCACATCATATTCGTCACCTGACGCAAGATTTGGATCGGTTGCAGCATCTGGGTACTTATGAATACCTTCTCGTTGATACTGCACAAAGATCATACGCTTCGCATTCTCTTTAATTCTACTTCGTTTTTCTACTAAAATTTGTTCACGTTGGTCCATTATTTACCTGTCTTCATCAAAATTAACACGTTCATGTTCTTCATCCCATTGAAGCCTATACAATGCTGATAAGCTACTTTGTGCATGAAGCCGTTGTTCAATCAATTTAATACGCTGTTCTTTATTACCTTTTTCAGCGCCAAGTTCCAATGCATTAAGCTGAGAGTCAATTACTCGTAATTTATCAGTTAATTCATCAATCTTACCTTTATAATCCATTATAACACCTCAAATAGTTTGTTGAATGATTCTTCACTGTTGATGGTACCTAGTACTACTGGATTAATATCTTCAATGATCTTTGTCATTTCATCGTCTGAATCTTCGTCTTCGGTTAGTGACTCTGATTCACCAAAGTGATCATTATAATGAGTCCTAGCATTAGTTAGTTTTTTGCCACTAAATCCTTGACTCCCTGACCTCATTTGATTCCACAGCGTCTCGTGTGATTCTATCAGAGTTAGACTGCTAACTCTATCATTTAGGCTAAAGATTTCATCTATAATGTCACCGAATCGCACACGCTCAAAGTTCTCATTCATAATCATTTTGGGTACTATCCCCTGTTCATATTTACGATTAGCTTCTTGCACAGCCGAAATGTGTTGATATACGTTATGTGCTTGAATTAATGTATAACTTAGGGTGTCCCAACTAGTCTTAGTCTCTTTGCCGTGCTGTCCCAAAAATCCATGCCCGCGATAACATAAATCACCCATCGTCATTAACTCTGTAATAGGGCTATCTGTGAATTGCTTATGGATACCGTCTGCTAATACTGCATCCCTAAATTTTCTAGTGTCGCCTGCATAACCTTTATCTTCTGCTGTTTTTTCCATACTGTATGCCCACTTTTTATTATGTTCAATACTAGTATTAAAGTACGCTAAGCCTTTCGCTGCGCTAAAGAATGGACTAGCACAGTCAAATGTTATTTGAAATTTCGGATTATGGTATTTACGTATGGCTTTTTGTACATCAGTGAAAAACAATGCATATTCCATTATGCTTACACCTAAGCAGTGTAACAAATCATGTTTGCCCGGAACTAGTAACCCATCATGCACGATATGAACTAATCGTCGTAACAGCAGACCAACATCAATTTTATTTTGACCGCCAAATGCCCAACCATTGAAGTGCGTCTCTGGGTATACCGTAGGATCACAATATTTCTTCATTTCCTGATACCAAGAATCGCTTTCAGTGCGATTAGATCCCTGCATTACATTCAAAAACTTACATTTACCAGTTCGGTTTCTAATGAAATATTCATTGTTGATGTGAGTGGCTGTTATAGCTTCATTGATATCATGAATGCCATGTAACGGTATTGCTTTTTTATTCAAAAAAGATTGACTGGGAACGTCGAGACACATTCCGTAATCCATGTAAGTGTCCATCCACTTTAGTACTTGCTTCCGTTTTTCTAGCGCTTTTGGACAATTGGGATCTTTCCAATCAGCTGGCCACTGACCCTTAAGAATCTGAAACCCCCCACTGTCACCCAACATAAAGGTACCTTCTTCGCGGTCACGAATGATGCTTTCTTTTGGATCATCATCTGTTGGATCAAGATTGGCATGCCCTGCACTATATAGTCCCCACTTATATGTATACAACCCTTCTTGGCTATTCAAGAAGTTTAGCTTCTCTACATCTCCGTTAAACTTCGCAGGGATTCTATTAAGGTCAAAATACTGTTCGCCCCCGCGCTGCTTACCTAATCCGGCAATAAAGAAACTAGACACTGCTGGCAAAAACAGTGCCCAATCTTCTTTTTGCTTACTTGATAAATTAATTTGTTCCTGGTTTAAATTCATTTTTTACCAATGTTTGCACTAGACGTATTTGTTCTTCTTTTTCTTTGATCTGATCCATAAGGATTTTTATAGTTGGATGAGTCTCAGAAAGAAGATTACGTTCTATTTCTTCTTGTCGTTTTTCACGAGCCCATTCAAGTAATACTACGGCTTCATTGTCTAGTTCTACCGTAGCATATGAAGAATTTAGGTTGACCCAGGTTATTCCATCGTAAACTTTCAGACATTGCTCATTCAAATCATACATTACGCTACCACTTAAATGCGATCCGTGTGAGTAAGACTTAGTAATTGGGGAATTGAAAGCTAACCCGCCCTGAACAACGACAAATCTTCCAGCTGCTATACCCGTTATCATTTTGCATGTGCTGGTAATAGGTATCGATAAACCGCGATCCCACTGTCTACTGAAATTTCTGCTACCCCTTGATCAGATATTTTTACGATCTTATCACCTGGCAAATCTAGGATTGCGGTAAACACTTTTACTGGCCACATTAGACTTCTACTCAGCTTACCCTTTATACCTTGATGGAATACGAAGTTACCATTATGTGTGCTAGGATCACCAAAATTAATCTTTAACTCAGTGTTATCTGTTTTCACAGAAAAGTGTTGTTCTTCGCTGTTTGCGGTAGCTTGCTTTTTCAGTCGAATAATACTTGCAACGCTGGGCTCAAACTCAATGTTCCAAGTGGCTCCCTTGAATTGAACATTCTTTACTTTTTCTTCGATTATAGACTTTGCCATCAACCGATAGTCATTTACGAAATCTTTGTTTTTAGTTTCAAAATGAATAAACCTAGGGGTCTGATCTTGTGCGTCTCGCATTAATGTTACATTACTTTCGTTATTGTACTCATCAAATCCAAGAATGGTTTTTAACTTAGGAAGATTTGGCATACCAAATGTTCCGATAAAATCAGCAGATGGGTTTTTAAATGTCCCCATAACAATAACTGATTTGTCTTCTGCTATAGCATTTATGCTCGTTTCTTTATCAGTTCCTGATATTTTGATCAGGTCAATGACACCCAATCCATGCGTGTGCGCAATCAAATCGTTTAAATAATCTTTCATTTTTTTCCTTTATATTATATTTAGGAGTTAGTATATGTTGTGTACTATATACAAATCCTTGACGAAAAGCAATAGCAACTTAGCCGAACGTAAACAACTCGTCTATAGTAGTATTGGTGATTGTGTTCTGTCGAAGATCCCAATTCAACACCCCTAGCAAGTTCTCTATCTTTTCATCAATTAAAATTTTCTCCATTTCAGCATCGTCAAACGGCAATTCCTTGAACCAAGACGGCAACCGTAGTTCGTCTGTTGGATATGCGATACTAGTGAACCCTAAGGGGTTAGATCGTAACTTACACACTACAATCTTCATGCCATCAACTATTTTCATAGAGTAGTTATCACTATTAACTTTCCTCAAATAATTATAATTTAGCGCAGCACGTACATGACCGGGCATATTAGCCTTTCCAGTCTGACTCTTTAGTTCTTTTTCACCATAACTGGTTAGATTATTAACTGACTTAGGTGAACCCTTAGTCCAAGAATCTTGCTCAGTTAGAACTCGTTTAAATTCCTTGATCTGTTCGATGATATCTTCTCTGGTGTTTCCAGCTAATACTCTTTCTAGGATATTCATCAAAAAGTCTTGTACTTGTTTGGGAGTGTCTGCGCGCTTTAGGTCTAGACCCATTGCTTTGATTTTACCTTGTTTGCCATCAACGTCTAATCTTTTACCCTCTTTATCAAAGATATTGATTGCATAACGCTTGCGCACAATAAAGATTGCTCTGTCACCAATTAATTCTCTACCTGCTTTAATGATGGATCCGTTTTTTCTAGGAGCATGAAATGCGCGTTCCATAAAAGCAGGAAAGCTAGCATTTGCTTGCTCTGCAATAGTATCGTAAATTTGCACGCAAATTTCTTTATTCCAATCTAGGTCGCCAGCTTTTATTTGTTCCTGTAAAGCAGGATATGCGGTAAAATAACAACTATCAGTATCTGAGTAAATCACTGCCGGTCCTTCATGATTATAATCACCGGTGATAATCTCATTGATTTGGCTATTCATGTGTTTAACAATTTGCCTACCTGACAACGTTACTGATTGACCGATACGCTTGTCATAAAATCTACAATGTTCGTTTAACAATGCACCGTATGCAGAATTAAGCAAAATTTTTCGCACTAATTGTCGCTTATCCCAGTACTCTTTATCAGCATCGGTTTTCGCTTCTCTTAGATTCTGTTGCATTACTTTACGACCAGAATACCACTTAGATAATAGTCCTGGAATTACTCCTTCTTGCTCATACGTAAAGATGGTGCCGTTTGCACTCAGCATCCATGGCTTATGGCTATCAAAGATCAATTTCCAGATTTCTGCCGCGGACATTTCTACGCTACGACCATCTTCATAGTCTATAGTTAGAATTGTACCGCGCTCTTGATTTATAATAGCAGTGTATTCTAAACTACCGAATAACCCGGCCCATAGAATACTACCAGTTACTTCGTCCGAAACATCTTTACGCCTTTTCTTTTCACTTGCAAGTTTTCTACCCTTGTCATGCATGTATTGATTTGTTAGGGTTTGTCTGACTTGCCCGACAATGGTTTCTGGGGCCATGTTAAGAGCGCGGATAGCTGACGGGTATAGACTGTTGATGTCAACTGCCCCGACGTACTCGTGGATGCCCCTTTTGGGAGTAGCAACATAGGCACCTGCCGCTTGCTGTTCGTCATTCTTCACTTCCTTTCGTTTTTTATCCGGAACTATTAAACCTCGCTCATGTGCTTCGTTCATAATTGCCATTTCAATCATGGCAACTGAACCCATTACTGTAGGCAGTAATACTGTATTTTCATGCGCGAGAGCATTTGCAAGATCCAAAAACTTTAACTTGTTGTGGATCTTGACTAAGAGCATGGTATCTTGTCTATTATAGACAACAAACTTCATAAAGTCTTTGTTGTAAAGTTGGTCTAGTGTACCTTCATATTGAGTTTTATTTTCCCCCACTTCCATTTCACCAATAGAGTCTAGTTTATACGAATGCCTAGATTCATAGTTATACTTTTTATAAAGTTGCAAATAGTCCATATGAACTCTACCTACTAGATCGTAAGTAGTTTCTTCTTTACCGAAACGTTCGTATGTTCTAGCCTTTGGTAATTGTCCAAGCAAACAAAACTTACGAGTATCATCCTTACTCATTATTCTAGTGACACGGTTAACCATATATGGTATATCGTATCCTTCAGAGTTCCAACCAGTCAATACATCTGCATCCTCAATAAGTTGAAAAAATGTCTCAAGCATTGCCACTTCATCACGAAACAATATAGTGTTTGGCAATTCTTTGATAAGATCATTTGCAGTTTCGTCTGTCATTCCATGTGGAGGAATTACTAAGGTAACCAGTTGATCTAGCCAATCTAGGTATAAACTAATCGCTGTAATTTTATTGAATGGGTCACTGGTCGGGCTAAATCCTTTTTCAGGGTTAAAATCAACTTCGATGTCAAGGAAGCATGTATGTAGTTTTGGGGAGTCAACACCTAAGTAATTCTCACTTAAGCACCTGAATATAGGATTCACATCACTCTCAAACAACTTCTTAGATGAGTGAATCCTTTTCTCTTTTTCGAACTCGCTACGCTTACGTGTACTAAACCTAGATACGGTATCTCCGTAAATACTACGATATTTGCCTTTCGGGTCAGAGTAATACAAAGTATAGTTAGCTGGATATTCTTTATATGTTCGCTTGCCGTCAGGCGTTCTTTCTACGACATAGATACGGTCGCTGTCTTTATCTAATACTGCATCAATATAACTCAATTAACATCCTTGTTAGTCCAATACTATCAATTACAATCAATAACAGATAGTTAGCAATCATGCCGAAGCTTCTTCTAGAGTACGCAGCCCAAGCATATAGCATACATCCTGCAATCCACACAGGATATATCATTAGAAGGGGTGGTTTAGGCACTGTAAATGCCATAGTCAAAGCACAGCCAATACTAATGAGCCAAGCTAAGATTTCTACACCGAATCTATATGGATGGCTTTTCCAGTCTTCACGAATCCAACTGAATATGCCAATCAAATGACGGTTCAAAGAGTTTTTCCCACAGCCTCAAGAATCTCGTTAAGTTCCTCGTGGTCTTTATTTGATTGGGTCAACGTTGCTTTATGGGCCACCCTAATTGCTTTTTTAAGAATACTAGGTTTGATTTCTAGTTCTTCTGCTACAGCTTTGATGGTATCACTAAGACCTTCTTGCAATGTATCAATTTCATGCATGGTAGCCATGCCCTCATTGACCAAAGTCTTTAGCTTGATTTTAGCGTCACCGGAAAGATTACTTACACTTGTCATTATTTCTCCTTAAAGTATTAATATATATGAATCAGATTTGTTTTTCAACAATTTTTTTAACCGTTAAGTGAATCCCAGGATTCACCTTCACCACATGCGGCATCATTTCATGCCTGATATAATTTCGAGTATATTTGGTATCATCGTTGCTTAGATCGTGGCACCATTCAATGTTTTTTCTGGTACACCAGTTAACGAACTCTTGCTTCCTAGTTGTCAAAAACGGGCGAATAATATCTTTATTACGCAAAGGAATTACCTTGGGAGTTCCGTGCATACACCCCCATAGATATGTTTCAACGCAATCATCCAAATGATGACAGGTTACAACTGTTCCTAACTTATACAGAAAGTTATACCGTTCTTTTCGCCAAAATTCTTCCTGTGATTCGGCTTTGTCCTTGCTTCGCAAGGTCGTTCCCCATAGCATGGGTAAATGTCGTTCGTTGCAGAATTTAGCAACGAATTCCATTGCCCTGTCGCTGTTTTCGGTTCCATGATGGAAGAACGCACACGTTACGTCGTGTTTTCTGCTTAAAAAATCTACCACCGCGACACTATCCACGCCCCCACTAAAGGCGACTGTGATTTGTTTGGGTAAAGGTAATAGCAACTTTAACATAAGATGCATGATACATGATCTTACATTATTTGTCAATGATTAAATCAATTAATGGTAAACTCTTTGTCCGGAGTATAAAAGTTTGGTTTACGCATGATAGTTTTAGCAACCAATTCTTTGTGATTGGCTCTATCTTTGATGACGAACGGCAAGTTAATCTTAGTCAATAAATCTTTCATCACGGCCTCTGGATCATCCATAGATGCAATCTTTTTACCGTTACGCTCATATTCTTTTTTGAATAACCGAATTAGTTCTGCCGCTGTTATAGGCTTGCCGTTTCTTTCGTCATTTACTCTTTCTAAGAAATGTTTAGAGAAGTTAACATCGACTCCCAATGATTTCCATAAGCTATCAGCGAACCTTTCCACTTGGGCTAGTTCACTAAAGGATATTTCTTCTTTCATAAATTCTTTTGCTCTCATTGGAATATGTTCCTATTCTGTTTGCCGTATATTTTTATAAGTTTTCCAGCTACCATGTCAGCTAATAATTCTATTGGACTGCCTGGATAACTACTACCGGGTTTTATCATATCTAATTCACCCTGCCTAACATGAGTTAATTCATGTGCTACAGTTCGTAGTATATCGACTAAATTTCTATTTTTAGCATAAACCCAAATTTTGTCATCACCCACTGTATGCCCGCCAGTATGATGATTTGTTCTCGCTTCGACAGTGTCCATACTCAATACCACTTTGGGTTGTGTCTGTAAGTTTAGCTTAGAAGATGCCCAATTCGTAAATTTCTCTACTTCTTTTTGTAAATTAGAGTGGGTTGTATTTTCTTTTAACAACTTTGTCCCCACATTGAAATTATCGGGCTTGATTAATGCAATATACGATAGCGTTTTCTCTAACTCATTGCTGTTATTAAACATCAAGGTGTTTATCAAATCGTTACCTAGCTCAGTTGTACTAAACTCATACTTATCCGGGAACACAGTTCCGTCATCAAATTCAATTTGCTTAACGCCGGCGTCGTCGTGAACAACGTTTACTATAGTTTTTGGATTTTTAAATCCCCTGCAAATCACTGTACGAGAATAAATGTCTGCAATAATTTGCAATATACAGATCGATGAACCAACTTTGATATTGGCGACATTAGAATTTGATATTTTTTTAAGTTGGGAATAAAAAGAAGTTAATTCGTCATTAACATCTTCATTCAGAGTATCTAATAGGTTGTTAGTCCATTCAGTGACTACATTTATTTTAGGAGTTCCATAATACTCTCTAGTTAGTCGAGAATAAAATTCTCTGATTTCAGAAATATTGTTGTCCTTGCCTGTTCTTTTTAGTCGAGGTTTTTTTATGTCATTAGAAGTAAATGAGGTTTCATCTAGTTTATTCTTTATCCAGTGATCTGGTGTGTTTTTGTACTTTTTAACAAACAAGTCATGCAATGCTTTACCGGTGATATCATGTTTAGCTGCTATTTTTTGCATCAACCGGTCAATAGTATTGTAGTCATGTTTTTTCAGACTAGGTAATTTTGTTGCTAATTCACTAGCAGCAGATTCTAAAATAAATTCAGTTGACTTCATAGTTATATTTATCACCAGTGCTTATGTTTTCAGCACCAAGACTTTTTTGCTTCGCCGAAGTAAGGTCTAGCTAATCCACGTTGAATTAATAATCCACGTAAGCTTTTTCCGTCTAATATAACGTCACCCAATACTCTTCCGCCGTATTTGTCCCATCCCATAAGCATTATCTGACGATGCTGTGCGCTTGCAATCATTTGAGTTGTAAATTGCGTAGCTTGTTTTCCCTTTTCTGCTTCTAATGCACATTTAGCTTTGGCTCCTTTTTCAGGGGTATCCACTCCGTAGATTCTAAGTGCTAGTTCTGATTTCAACGGAGAAGGTAAAAATTCAGCTTTAAATGCTACTGTATCACCGTCTATTACTCTAGTGATAGGATAGTTGTATAATACACCTGACGGATCCGCGAACACAGATGTAGATAGAAATAGCAAAAAGATAATTAGTTTTTTCATAATCATGACAATAAAAGGCTCACTTTAGAGGTTAGAGTAGCGAGTTCTTCCCTCAAGCCAGCAGCCGGCTATTCGGTCCTAAGCGAATTCATCCAATGATTATATTTATCAACTGATTTTTACTTTCTGCAATACATTACTAATTAATGTAAACTGGTTAGCTAACTTTTTATAGAACAGTTCAGGTGGTCTGCTAGTCCAAGCCCTATGCTCTAACGCTATTTTTCCCATATCGATATAGTAGTTTTTACTTGGCCAACGACGACTATTCAATGCTAAGCCGTCGATCAATAAACATTCTTCTGCTATTTCTTGAAAATGCTGTTTTCTAATTTCACCTGATTTGTTTGTAGCTGCTAGCATTCTAATTGCTATAGTATCGGCTGGAATGTTTGGATTTTCCATATATTTGGCAAACGTATGGACCACGAATGCTTCTACTTCATGTTCTAAATTTATGCTAGCTTTACACTCTGCTTCAAGTATTACCTCGTAACTATATTTCACATAGGTTAAAAAATGTTTCATAGACTTAGCAATCAGTAGAGAGTGGCATCTTACATTAAGAATATCTGGCCAACACTGCTAGCCAATACATCATCGAACATCAATTCCATGTCTCTGGCAAGCATCTCACTGGCATTATTGCGTTCACTTTCGTCTCTGAATTCAGGTTTGATATTCATGTATTTTGTGGGAGTGCCCCATGCTTTACGTCCATAACCTAAATTAGTAGGTAATGAGTTAAATGTAACTTTGCCAGTACCTAAATATTGTGCAAATATTTCATATAAGAATTCATATGGTCTTTTTATATCGTTGCTGCGGCTACTACGTTGTGTACCGATAGCATTGAATAATGCATTATACTCTGGTGTTAGGTCAAATTGCATTGATCCCTGTGATTGAAAACCGCCCCGTCTTTGTGATATTTTACCGTAAAATTCTGCTAGAGTATTATTTACTGCATTGAAGAAATGTTTTTCGGCTTCAGTCCAGGCATGCCACTTTGCGTTTTTTCTCGCGCCTGCTTGTATGGCATGCCCAAATCTATGCGCCATCATCCAGGGCGTTAGCATTACTTTTCTATCGCCCTGGTTTCCTACATATACTACAGTAATAGCATCTTCACTTCCGTTAACTATTTCTGATGCTTGATCTCCGAATATTTTTGTAACCTGATCCGGGGTCATTGGTCCATATTCACTATATTTACCGGTGCCGGGAACATTGCTGAAGAACAAGCGAAAATCATAAGGAGTTTGTTCAAAAAACTTAGTAGCCTTTTCTATATTTTTAGGATGCGGTACTAACTTTTTATCAGGGCCACGAAATGGACCAGGTTTGGTAAAGTCGCCAAACGTCTTATAAGTCGATAACGCCATTTCATCGACATTACTCATCTCTTTTATAAATTCAGTTGATTTCATGTTATAACCCTATACCCAAATCCTGCGGGACTAGATCGTCCGATTCTAGTCAAGAAACTATTAAATCCTAGCCGAGCACTTTCTTGATCGTTTGCCCTAGCTATAAAAGTACCAAGACTTGTGTTAGGGTCAGATACTAAATAAACTTCGTATCTTTGATTGCCTGCGCCTGCGGTATTAGTTGGAGCAACTTCTGGTTGAGTTATACCTTTGCGTTTTTCTTGGGCAGTTCTGATCAAGCTAATTAGTTGTGCTTTTGGTAGCTCGCCGGCAGCATAATTTGCAAAGTATGCAAGAATGTCATTGTTAGATTTTGGTTGTAATAATACATATAGTTTCTTTAAATAATCTTTGCGAAACTTATTCGGATCGCATGCTGCGTCTAATGCAACTACAAATCTCAACAATGTGTTTTCTAATTTAGATATGTCTTCATCTAACCAATTGCCGCCTGGACTACGAAATTCTACATAACCATCATGCGTATTAATGCTAGTATATTTGTCCGTCATACCAGTATGAATCAATTTAGAAGCCAACACCGACAGGCCTGATTTCATTTTATCTAAAACTTCGCCGACTCTGGCTGGGTTGTTACTTATGAACGTACCAATCTTTTGTGCCGCACTTTTAGCGTATGCATTACCCATTCTGTTATACTGATCTAATACGTACTCGTCACCTAATAACAACGCTAACTTTACGTAATCTAACTTTTCTATTGAGAAATTAGGTACGCTTACATTCATATGTAATCCAGTAGATTCGTTAGTATAACAACCCTTGTCTTTAGCCCAAGCTACGATCTTGTTTAAGTCGATTAACATCGCATCAATGGGCAAGGGCGGGCTGACGAATTCTAATCCACCATCATTACTCTCGTCCGGGTCAAGACTGCTATCTGGTTCAATGACATATTGATCAGGCTTTCGTTCTGCTCCATGATATGTTGTCGAATATTCTACTTTACGACCTATCGCTGTACTGAATTCGTTTGCTACGGTTTTGACATCTAACTCCATATCACCCTGAGGAGAAGTCCAATGTGGCCAAATTAAATCATACTGGGATTCTACATCCTGCATAGAATTTATGCCTTGGTCTCGTAACCAATCTGTTTCAGAAGGCTCCTCTACACTTTCTCGCCATGAGTCGTAAGCTCTATTGTACAGCCGACCTTGATCTTCCCATTCACTGTCGAGCCATTCTTCTTTTAGTTCCTCAACTCTTTTTTGCACCTTCTCGTCGTCAGGGTCTGTTATCTCTAATTCTTCCATGGCTGTTTCAATGGCGTCTTCTTCGTCAAAGTAATCTTCTACGTATTCGTTAAATTCATCTCGTCCTTCTGAATTCCATTGTTCAACTATTTGCTCTTCCGCCCATTCTTGATATTCGTTCTCCAGGTCTCTTATCACCCGCCGCACTGCACTTGAGCTATTATACTCCCCTGCGAAAAAATTATAAATATCGGCAAAATCTACTACTCGTTCGTCTTGATCGTAATCGCGTTCTTGGTCAACATCTTCGTCTTCAATTGCTATGTCAGGAACAATCATTTCAAATTCCATACCAGCTAATGCATTAGTTTGTGCGGCAAGTTTTCTTAGGTTACTAGGACTCATTACTACTTCGTCTAGTAACTGCGGGGTTTCAATGACAAATTCTTTAAATCGCATATGGCTTAACTTTTATCATGATCCGTCACCTGCATAGAACGGATCACTGATTACAATATGTCCGTCGCTACCTAGCATGAAGTTACCACTGTGTAAATCTAAATACCTTAATCCTAGCTTTTTGCCTAATTTCATTAAATCATAAATAGTATCCCATAGCATGTTAAGCCCATCTTCGCCTAAATGCATGACCAATTGCTCAGTTTCTTTAGAAGTATAGGCTCTTGCCATGAGGTCAGATAAGAATTTTTTTCTATCATCAGGAGTCGCAAAGCGTTCAGCGCGATCAGCAATCACTGATAATACCTCATTCCACCCGGCTGCAGCACCTGTAAAAGGAAACAATCTTTCCATTTTAATCTGCAGATAAGTTCGACCATTGAACTGAAACGTTGCCCAATCTGTAAAGTTTGGCAGAAATGGATTGGTTGGATGAGCGAGACAGTAATCTGCGTAAGCTTTAAATATTTTCTGACTTTTTGTAAGTTGTGACACTCCCCCACCAGACTGACGACTTGAACCAAATATCTTCAATATCATTCCGTCTGGGGCTAGATATGCAGCTTGATCAACGCCACTGCTCAAATATTTATATCCTTTGTCTACTAAAATCTTCTTGATATCAGGATCCATATAAGATTCTAATAATATTTCTTGAATTTTCATTATTCTCGGCCCTTCTTAAGAATAGACCTAATAAACCAAGCCTTCTTTCCATATAAGTCTTGCAGTTCAGCCATGAAATTAGCTACACCTTGCTCATTTTCTGTAGTTGCTTCGTTGAATATAGTTATTGCGCATTGAATCATTTTTTCAATGTCATCTAATGTTTCCGCAAACATCAACTCTGCGCGAGGAATCTTTGTTTGGTCTTGAATAAATGTTAGTTCTGCGTACCGCTGAAGACTGCCCGGAGTATAAGAACCTAAAATTCTTATATACTCAGCAATTCTATCTATGGTGCCGTTTACATCATTATATAAATCATCATAAAATTTGTGGTATTCTAAGAAATTAGACCCCTCCACACACCAATGGAAATTTTGTGCTTTTATGGCAAAGCTTTGTGTACTAGCGAGTAGTATCTTTAAACTGTCAGTGAGCATTGTTAAACCTCATTTGGATATTTATTACCCCCTTCATTTTGAAGGCCTTTCACGATTGAACTTTCTTTCTTCATTGGCACGCAATTAGGTACAGTTTTGCCATTCTTCTTTTTAGTGCCGACAGGCGAATACCCTTTCCAGCATGGGTTGTCAGTCTTTAAATTTTCATCTAGTAGAGTTCTCAATAGACTTTTTGCATTCTTTAAATCATCGAATCCACTAGTGCCCTGACCGCGCACTCGCATTCCATTTTTATCTAATACTTCATACCAAGTCTTACCAAATTTATCGGTATACTTCCTAATCTTTGGTTTTGGTTCAGACTCTTCCACTAAACCTTTCTTATCAGAAAGCTGTATATTGTAAAAATTAACAGGCATCAATAATGACTTGCTTTTTCGGCTTATTTCATTTTCTCGTAGCTTGTCGCCAAATACCATATTCTCACTTATAACTATCCCAGTAGACCCGGGTTCCCCAGACTCTCGTGACTTAATCCATTCTTGTTTTAATGATGAGCTATCGACTTGATTGCCGTTTTGGTCTTTGATTGTCAATCCTCGCGGTGATTTGATCAAATGCAAAAGCCACTTAATTCCTTCAGAGGTCATCGGTTCGTCTGGGGATATAGTAATTTTTTTGCCCTTTACATGAACCAAAAATCCAAGCAACGCTCTAACTACTCCGGCTGCTTGCGTGAAGTTTTTTATATTTTTTAAATGGTCATTTTTAAATCCAAGAAACGCAGATGGTTTACCATCTACTACTAGAAAGTATACTTTTTCGGATCCAGTTAAAGCTAACATCACCTCATTACCTTCAATCTTACCAATTACTTTACCAATCTTTAGTAAATTGTCAGAAGAATAGTTGCTGGTATCTAATTTGTCTGCATACCCCAATTCGCTTAATTGACTTTCTGCTACACTTAACTCTTTGATTCCTTGAATTTCATCTGGGCCAGCTAACTCAAAATTATATTTCAACGACATTATATTTCTAAATTTATCATACGAATTAGTATTGTCAAAAAAGAAAGTTACAGCAACCAGTTTATCAGATATATGCTTATTAGGAAACTCGGTTTCTCGTCCGTCACTTAATCTTACTCTAAACATGTTACCGTTTTTTTCTAACAAAGTTACTATGGCAGGATATTGCAACTGCATTACTTTATTATTCACCATACCTAAAACAGCAGTTATGTATTTTTTGTTCTTAGCTAATGGGGATGACATAGCAGATAACGAAGAAAAATAATCAGCAGTTTTCTTATCATTAGATTCAAAAAGATTAGTGTTACTAGTGAAATATGTTTCAACTATCTCCAATCTCTCCTTCATCCCAATGCCATCGTAATCTGTCCAATTGAACTGTTTTACTTTACCTTCACTCAAATCACCGGAATACATTTGTTTCATTTCATCCCAGTAATCATACATGTCTTTGTAGCCGTGTTTCTTTGCGGCTCTAGTAATCAAATCACCAACTTTAAAATCCTCAATGCCATGCTTTTTAAACCACGGTATCAACCAATCGATTGGGTCGCCGTCGGGAAAAACCTGTCCAACTACGTCTTCGACCTTACGCCAGATAGTATCTAATGTTAGTTTTGGTTTGGCAGGCTGCGGCGCTGCAGGCACCTTCTTAAATTGATCAGCGTAAGCCTTCATTTGCATACGATTGTCGTATGCTTTTTTCTTAGCCCAATTTTTGGGGTCATCCGGATTGAATGGATACCCGCTACCCACGGCTTCAGTTATAAACTCGCATGACTTCATGTTAATCTTTCTTCTTAGTGTGCTGAGGTAAACCTTTATGTTTGGTTTTAGCGAAGTCTTCTGCATCGCTTTTCTTCATAGTCTTCGCTACTTTTGCGACTTCTTTACTAGGAGCTTTTTCTCCCTTTTGAGTAGCATGAACCATTCCCATGAATTTTTGCTGTGCTTTGCTTACTGCTTTCTCGTTAATTTTAGCTTCGCCGACACCACCACCTGCGATAACACCTTCATTGGCTACGACAAAGGCGTTCAATGCTTTTGCTACGATTGGTGCTAAATCATGTTTGACACACTCTAACACACTATTACCCCTGCTATCACTGACCCATAAACCTTCCGACTTGAAGGGCGGTCTGAAAGCACTCAGTGGAGTATTGGCTGTGTTTTTTCCATGCAAGCCCGGCTTTAATCTAGTACCCTTATCTGGGCTTATTATTTTGTCTTGTTCGTCTAGTTTAGCTTCTTCGACTTTCTCTGGCTTTTTGTCGGGTTGTTTTGCCATTGATTGCCGTATTTCTTGCTTGGTCTTACCATACTTCTCTTTGAACTCTTTGTCAGTCAATCCATCTGGCCCTGTCTTCAGATCCATTGCCAATTGCTTTACTTTGCCTTCGTTGATGCTGGTTTCTTTTTCAGGCTTATTCCCCATAGACTTACGCATTTCTTGCTTGGTCTTACCATACTTCTCTTTGAACTCTTTGTCAGTCAATCCATCTGGCCCCGTCTTTAGATCCATTGCCAATTGCTTTACTTTGCCTTCATTAATACTGTTAGCATAAGGACCTTTTTTTTGATTGCCTGACATTACTTTGTCAATAGTTTTCAAGCCGCGAACGTCTGGTCTCTTGTTCATTTCTCCCATTGGCTTAGCCACAGTGGCTACACTTCCTGCAGTAGTAGCCATTTCATTAATAATTTGATTGATTTTCATGTAAGTCCCGATATATTAGTGTATTTATCAAAATACCATTTAATCAGAACTTACCATTTGGATTCGCCGTCGGCGGAATACCAGCCCTACTAGTATACATATTAAATGCTTTAGCATTCTTTTTAATACTGTCAGGCTTTACGTCTACTGTTAATGCAGTTTTGAATCTGGGATCATTTTTTTCCTTCTCGGAAGGAATATAACCAGACGCTTCTTCTAAGTTAGCGCCAATAAGCTTTGTATAATAGCCAGGATCTTCTGCCAAATGATCTAACGCGATTTCCCTTGCGATTTGTTCATCTTTGGTGTGTTCAAGTTCAACTTGAATACCTTTAAACAATTGATCTAATATATGTTCTCTGCTGACTTTATGCTTATTAACTAAATCACTGATTGTAGGAGTAGGCTTACTAAGAACATTATTCTCTGTAGCGTACATATTTTCTACACTAAGGCTCTTGCTATGTAACTTATCTCTTAATGCATATAATTTAGTGATGTACCCTTGACTACGCACCATCTTATAAGCTAGATTTTCAGGGCCGAATTCACCTGCCTTATCTAGCCCAGCCTGTCTGTAGTTTCGTATCTTCTTTAAGACTTTATTAACTTTGTCTACATCTTCTGATTCTAAAGTACGAACAATCAATTGGTATAACTTATTGTACTTTGATTTAGTTGATATCTGGTCTAGATTGGCTCTGCGTTTTACAGGTAACTTCAACCATTTGTCTGATAACACACTGTACTCACCTAAGCTAATTACAGGTTCGTTGCTATCTTGTACGTACAATTCAACTGGTACACCGCGAATAGTTATATCGTGATTATCATTGTATATATTCTTTTTAGCGGTGAACAATTCTTGATAAACTTCATTGTTTTCGAATTTTGATAAGTCAATGATTATATGTAAATCTAAATCACTGTGGGAGGTATATGAAAAAGCAGCATTCGATCCTGAAATCGTAATATCTTTTACATCTAAATTAGATACACCTAATTCTTCCATGAAATCTTCAGCAATGATTAGTAGTTGCTTTTTTACATCTGGGCGTAGGCGTTGTCCTATCCAAAGCTTTGGATTCAGTGTGTCGTGAAACTTGATAGCGTCACTCATCTTGAAAGATTCTAAGGTTTTAATGTCCATACTCTATTTATTGCACTTGCAAGGTGGCATGGTATAAAGCCCCTTTCGGGGCCTTGTTTACGTTAATTCTTTTCCAGTTTGATCAACTAACTGAACTTTGTTTGCCCTTATCTGTTCTTCTAGATACATAGGTCCTATAGTATTCATTAAATGTTGTTGGTTTTCTTGACAGAACACGTAAGATCCACTGTGGCGCAATAGAACGCGTTTATCCACATAAATTTTACCACCTAAGTCACGCCAGTTCTCGCAGGCTGTCCAATCTTCGGAGTAGTAACGGTTCTGACGAACTGCTGTATCAAAGTATGTTTTTAGGTATTTATCATATTTTGGATCTATGCCAATGTCATTCTTGTATGGTTTTACTGCAGGATGATTATTCATCTTTTCGAAGACATGCTTTTTCATGAGCAAGAATCCTGTGCCGGCTTTACTAACTTCTTGTAGACCATCTGGACCTTCTTCTGCTCCGTCGAATCCGTTCACGACCCATTTAATGGGCATAGTTTTCATTGGATACAATCCACCTATGATATCAACATCACGATTTAGTAGAACCAATAGATGCCATGGTTCCCAACCAATATCAGCGTCAATGAACATTAAATGAGTTGCATCTGGCATATCTAAGAATTTAGCAGTTAATGTGTTTCTAGCCCGACTGATCAATGATTCATTGACCATTGTTTCTAGTGTCCAATCAAGCCCTAGTTGTCTTGCAGTATTAGCCCACTTAATGAAGCTCATGAATGTCGATTCAGTGAGCATCCCGCCATAGCAAGGCATTGAAATATGAACTCTAGTTTTCTTTAGAAAATCCACATTCACCTGCACTTGGCCAGGCTGTAGTTTTTGTTCTTCTTTTGGCTGCTCTGTTACTGCGGCGGATTGTTCAACTACTTCTTGTAGTTGTTCAACTGGTACTGTCTTTTTGGATGATTTTCTTGTTGCCATGTATTCCTCGTAAAAATATACAACTATTTAATTACGAGGAACAGTATCAAATTATTTTTCTTCGAGGTAGTCTATAGTTTCTGAAATATTAGATTTGGATATCATACTTTTAATTTGTGAAACATCTTTCTTAAGATTTTCTATTTCTTTATCCTGCATGACATCTTCTTCTTCGCTGTGCTTTAATGCACGTTGAACAAATTTGATAAAAGCTTGCTGCTTAGTGGGTGCATTAGGATAATGCTGTTGAGCATATCTTAGTAACTCATCAGTCTCAATATCACCCTTCATGAAAAGGTCTTCTTTATCTCCGGGGCCTTTTTGCTCAGTGATGTGATTCCTGATAGATAGGTCCCCACTAGCTTGCAAAGTTAATAAAGTGACAGCTTGGGCCGCGGATCTTTTATCACCAAAGAATGCACTATACATTAAATGATGTCCTTTGTATTCTGCATTTTCTGTTCTTGGCCATACGTCAGTAGGATCATTATTGAATTCAAATTGCTTAATACTACGATCACTCGGATCTCTGAATATCTTTGTTATTGTTTTTGGTGTGAGAAAACCCCAAAGCTCTACTGAATCTCCTTGTAGTTGAGCATTAATAATGGCAACTTTGTTACCAACTTTGATGTTCAATGCGTCAAATTGATCTACTTTTTTCAATAGAGACAAAAACTGCTTACCACCTGCAACATGAGTTGATTCATTAATTGAGTTTTTGGTAGCGGCAAAAATAGTAGAACATACTGTATAATGCCTGTTATGACTTGATATAGGCACACCGTCTAACCTGAGATTTTTAGCAAATTTAATAGAATGCTCTTTTAGCTCAGTTTCTGAATCTAGTTGCTTAACAAATAGTTTGTTTTTACCTTCGGATACTTCTAGTGGCGCGCCCATAATTTCATCGAACATACCAACGACATTTTGTGCTAGTTTGGGATTCTTTTGTGCGACAGGGTATAAACTCATTACTAGTGCAGTCTTACGCGTGTCGTTTAGTGTAGGCCATGCTTTGCGAATTTGCGTGGCGCTTGTTATACCAGGCCCAAACTCAACAGTGGGCAAGTATTCTAAATACGCATGCTTGCCAAATGGTTGTACATTCTTTCCAGTCCACGGCTGAAAGTATGCAGGACTTCCGTCTTTCTTTACACCGCCTGGTTTAGGTTGTTCATTACGATCTTTTTCACTGCGAACAAAAACTAAAACATCTTTGTTAGGATCGTATTGTTGTGTTATCTCTCTAGCTTGAAAGGGGCTCTTGACTTGAACGAAATGTCCTGGTTCAACTCCTGCCAATTTAGCTAATTTTTCTTTCAGTGCGAACGGGAAAGGTCTTTCGCTTTGATCATTAGTTGCGGCTACATATACATCAGCATCAGGAAATGCTTTTTTTGCAGATTGATACAACGCATAATGACCGGCGTGAAATGGGTGATAACCACCCGGTTGAATAACGATAAGACTCATGTTAGTATGATAATTTGATATAGTTGACTGTGCCAGCAGAGAAATTTTCGATTTTTGCTCTCATATACACAAAGTTACCTTCTACATTTGTATAGGTAGATATATCCGACGCTATTTTGGGTGCAGAATTCGCAGAAGCGGCTGCATTGGCTGCTAGTGTGTATACTTTAAACCAATCACTAGATGTAGGGTTAGTTGCTAGTGTGGCTTCTAGCACTATGTTCCCGGTTACGCCGGTTAATTTGATAGCGGATGTTTGTAGGTCTTTGTTGCCCAAATAATAGGCTGCGGCTGGATTTGTATTTCCAGTCACTGTGTATGGTGCACCATTTCCTGGGTTCTGGTAAGAAGTCTCAGGTAAGAGTATTAGTGTAGTAGCTTGAGGCATTATGCTTTCACTACTTCCACAATAACATTCTCACCTACCAGTTCTTGAACTAGCTGTTCTATTGAACTATGAACTTCGGGCGAAATTATGGTATAAATTTCTGCTTCCGTGTCTTTAACCAGTTTACTTAATTTTATTACTACTACATCTTCACATATTTTAGCCATGATAAATACTCCACGTTAAGTATTTATCATTTTTTTAAATTACTTAAGTATGTTTTTCTAACTTGAATTTTTTGCCCATCAAATTAGGATAACATAAAGCTAGATAACTCGACATGCTTGCATCGTCGTAGTCTATAAAGTAGGAAGAATTGCACCAATGTCTCTTCCAGTAACTTCTATTAGCACTAGTTAAATTGACCCAGTCAATAAGAGACCGAGATGGCTTCAATGCCTTATTTCTAGCTAGAAAATCCCTAAACTCGTCGGTGAATCCAGTCGCAACTTTTGTAACTTTTAGATAAACTCGAAACTTGCTTTTAGGTTCTCTGGCGAAGAATTTCACATTTGAAGATTGACCTACTTGAGCTTCAGTAAAGTCGATCATCATATTATTTTGCCAGTGCTTGATGTCATCCAAGAATGATATATTATTTGAAAAAAATGCAACAGTGCCGCCCTCACGCCTAATCGAAAACTCATTAGGAGTTCCCCGCAAAGTCTTACATTTATCTTTCAAAGAGATGAAATTTTTTATCAGACCCGAGTGATCTGTTAAATGCTGCACCATCGATGGGTTACCATCGAAACGCATTGTTATATAGGTTTCCCATTCTTCTACTGTAGAAGAAGAACCAATATACTTGAATCCGATGAATCGAACTCTAGCGCGGTATCTGTATTTTCCCCAATACAATGAGCTTCTGCGTTCACAAAAGTCTATTGTATTGGCTGGAGAAATTACATTAGTTAAGTTCAATGATGCCGTCATCGTTTACTTTACCAGTTATTTTTGCACCCACGTTAAAGGCAATTTGATTGTCATCATCTAATGTGACGTTGATGCTCACATTTTTGATTCTCTCAAACAAAATTTTCTTTGACAATGGAACCCTAATAAGTTCATCGATTTTTCTAGACAAAGGTCTTGCCCCCATTTTCTTGTCATATCCAACCTCTACTAGATGTTGCACAACTTCTTCAGACAAGTTCAGGCTGATATTGTATTTGGTTTCTAACTGAACTTTTAATTCTTCTGAAAACTTAACAATGATCTTCTTAATTGCCAAGTTATCAAGTTTCTTAAATTTAGAAACCAAATCTAATCGATTTCTGAATTCCGGCTTAAAGAATTCTTTCATTGATTTATCATCTTCACCAATTTTTTCCGTACTACCGAAACCGATATTGTTTCGTTCACTGTCTGCGCTACCTAAATTACTAGTCAATATAATAATAGTATTCTTTGCGTTTACTTTTTTACCATTACTACCAGTAAGCGATCCTTCATCTAATAATTGAAGGAAAATGTTAAAGATGTCAGGATGAGCTTTTTCTACTTCATCAAATAACATTATGCTGTGTGGATTTTTAGATAAGTCGCTGATCAATCGTCCACCCTGAACTTGATTGTCACCGAAACCTACGTACCCCGGTGGTGGACCAATCAAGCTACTCACACTATGTTTCTCACTGTACTCTGACATGTCATACTTCAGCAATGGCATGTCCAAATGTTTACTTAGTAGTTTTGCGGTTTCTGTCTTACCTGTACCAGTGGGCCCTAAGAATAAGAAGCTAGCCATTGGCTTAGTTTCTGAATTAATTCCAGCAAAAGATACGTAGACACGTTCTAGAATTTGATTGATAGTGTCATCTTGTCCATATAGTTTACTCTTAATGTTTAATTCTAGATTAGTAATTCTGCTAAAATTATCGCCGTTAAGTTTATCTGCAGGTACCCCAGTGTATTTCTCTACTTGCTCGTAGACTAGGTCTTTAGTGATAGATACATCTTTGTTCATTAATACTCGTTGCTTTGCACATGCAGCATCTAACAGATCAATCGACTTGTCTGGGTTCTTTCTATCGTGGATATAACGTGTAGCTGAATCCACCGCTGCAGTAATTGCGTCGTCGGTTATAGTAACGGAGTGAAATTCTTCTAATCGACTTGCCAGCCCCTTCAATATTTTAATAGTAGAGTCATGAGACGGTTCATCAATCCCTATCTTGTAGAATCGTCGCATTAATGCTCGGTCTTTTTCGAAGCTTTCATAAAATTCTTCCCAAGTGGTACTTGCAATCACTTTCAACGTTCCTTTTGTAATTGCAGGTTTGATCATGTTCGCAAAATCAACTGAGCCAGTCGTACTACTGCCTGAGTTCTGCATAGTGTGTGCTTCATCAATGAACAGAATAGCTTTCTTTTTAGTGTTCAATGCTTCTATAACATTTTTTACTTTTTCTTCGAAATCACCGCGATATTTACTACCTGCCAACAAGCTACTTACTTCCAATGAGTATAATTCATGATCTTGCAAGAATTCAGGTACCTTAGTTTCATATATCGCCTGTGCAAGACCTTCTGCGATTGCTGTTTTGCCCACCCCCGGATCGCCGACCATCAAAACATTCGACTTAAACTTTTTAGCTAAAACGTTGATAATTGATTCTAGTTCGCTAGATCGCCCAATCATCGGCTCTAGTCGACCTTCGCTAGCTTGTTGAGTTAAGTTCACTGTATACTCACTTAGGATTTCATCTGCCTGAGATTCGGTCAGACTAGTAGAACGCTCAGAGTTCTTATATGTCTGCTGCCAATGGTGAACGAATTCCGTTTTACTAATACCATACTTCAATAGAAAATAATGAGCGTGACTATTACCCTCAGTAGCAATGCTCAAATAAAGATCAATCGTAGTTACTTTGCTACGACCAGTGAAAAGTACTTGGGTAATGCTACGATTCATTACTCGTTCTAGAGAATTAGTTTTTCTGGGTATTACATTTTCGTCTTCAGATTCAATTGCATGAAGTCCGTTTAGATACGCATGTATTTCTTGTGTCATAAGTTCTACATCTGCACCAAAAGAACTCAATGACTTTTTAAAAGGCTGGTGATTGACCAAAGCTAATAGTAAATGTTCAATAGTAACATATTGGTGCTTTTTCTCTTTGGCATAGATTGCTGCCTGCTCGATAATGTTTTCAATGTCTGGTGAATTTATCATACTTTGCCTTTTGATTTTAAAATGATTTTGATGATTTCGTCATCTATATTATCAGGAATATAGGGCTTAATCAATATTATTTGGTTCCCGTATGCATTATTAGTATTGGGTATAGGCATCCCGTGCCCTGCAATTTTTAATTGCATATGAGGTTGTGTTTTGGGTGGAATAGAAATTTCAATTGATTTACCTGATATCGTCAGAAAATCAAATGTGCAACCTACTATCAAGTCTAAAACAGATATAGACTGAGTGTAATACAAATCATTGTTTCTACGTTCAAATTTTAAACTTGGATGTATTCTAAACTCTACTATTAGTGTAGCATTGTCTAGAATTTTATCAAATCGAAGTTGATTCCCGTGATCTACACCTTTTGGTACGTCAATGTTAATTACTTTTACACCATGTGGCGTAGTCATCTTTAACACTTTGCTAACCCCGGTGTACGCTTCATCTAATGAGAGGTCCACAGTTGTTCTAAACAGTTGTGATCCTGATGCCCTTTGACTAAACATTTGACCAAATATCTCATTTATGTCAAAGCCTTGCTGATGAAAATTAAATCCACCTGGAAATCCGTTGAACTGGGGCTGAGGATTATCGTGTTGCTGTCTTTTTTCTGGGTCTATTAAGTGCTCATATGCAGTCTGTATAGTTTGAAATGTAGCAGTGTCACCGCCCTTATCGGGATGGTTCAAACTAGCTAGTTTTCTATAAGCTTTCTTTATTTCTTCAGGGGTTGCGTTTTTACTAACGCCCAATGTCTCGTAATAATTCATGTTGATCGCAAACCTTAGCTGCTGTAATCAATATTTATTACGTTTTTCCCTCTAGCTTTTCTTTCGTTCTACCATATGCTGCGATACCCAATACTGCTCCCATAGCAACATGGTATAAACCAGCACCCTGTAATGTTAATGGTTGCCATTGTTGTGTTACATTACCTTGATCCATTGCTTGCAATATAGACCATAATATGGGAAATAAGATAAAGTCAACTGTGCAAGTTATCATATAAATAAATGCCATTAATGGGCGCCATTTTTTATTTATCCAGTCTGAATTATCATTGAGTACCAAAACTTCTGCATTCTGTGCTGCATTGTCACCAGCTTTGTTTAACTGAGTGGTATCAGTGTAACTACGAGCTACTTCAATAAATCTATCAGGATTAATAAAAGGAGATTGGTTCATGGCATAATCATTCTCTAGCTCTTTTTGCACATCATCATTAATAGCAACTGGTTGTTCTATTGTTGATTTTTTTGGCAATATAGTAGTTGGCATGAGTCACAATCCTGCCATTGCTTTTATATTCTTAATGTAGGCATCTTCAGAATGAATATCTTTGTGACTCAATCCTGCGATTTTTCTTACTTCATTTAATTCTTCTTCGTTTTCTTGATCTGTTTTATACAAGTTGGGATTTAGAATAATGACCTGTTTTAATATTTGTTCGTCAGCGTCGTATTCTTCGTCGTCCACCCTAACTGTCCATTGAGTTAATTTTATATTAGTTAGTGTTTTTAAATCTTTTAATAGGTCTATTATTCTCGCAGTAGCAGATGATCGGCGACTAAGTTCAACGAATACCAAGAACTTACCTACTTCTACTTCGCCCTCACTCAAACTTGAGTCTAATACCCAATCATACCCTCTTTCAAACCAGTCTACTAAATCTTGACCAGCCTTTTCAGCTTTCACTTCAAACGCTAATGTAATGATATCTTTATCTTTACCCATTTTAGCTACGTACTCATCTACTGACAATACGGGTTCTACTAGATTTTCCATGTCATGGAAATCTAATCCTTCATTGATAACTTGTTTCTTATTCATATTAATTACATTGGTTGCATTCCGGGTGCTGCCCCGGCAGGCGCCATATTAAAATCAGGCATTTGAGCAGGACCCCCTGCTTCAGTATTTTCTTGTTGCGTATTTTCTTTGTCTAGATCATTAGCATATGCATTTTCTATTTCTTCTAAATCAATTGTTTGATCGGCAAGTTCAATTGATCCTTCTTTGATATCATTCATTAAGTCTTTAGGCATTTCGATTTTGACAAACCAAACAACTTGCTCTATCATCTTTGGGTATCTGGTGCCTTGAACGTAATCGTCATAATTTTTAACTTCGACTGGAACTTTTATTTTTGACTTAACGAACTGAATATCACAACCGATTGCGAGTAACCGTTTAATTCCACTAGGGTCGGGCATCAACTTATGTGGCCACATGAAGGTACAAGAAACTATATATCTTTTAGAATCCGGACCTTGAACTAATTCACCCAGTTCCCAATTTTTATATGCATATAGGTCTGCTTCATCAAGCACGCGCTCAAAGTCTAGCAAGGTAGACATAGTTCCATCACTTGTGTATATACCCTTTATCGTACTTACGATACTAAGGAAGTCTATGTCGTCAAAAAAGTTGTCAGCGGATTTTTTAATCATTTACTATTTATCAAAAGCAATTATTATTGAACCATTACTTTCTATTAAATTTCGAACGAACTGTCTACTCAAAAATTTACAGCACAGCCTAATATTTATCAAAAATGTTTACATTATGATTATGTGTATATTGGTTACGCGAGGCATTTAAATAACATATGAGTTCAGTGAATTCATAGTTCAAAAGGAGACCAATTTGTCCAAGAGAAAAACAAGCGCGGTACGAAACAGAGAAGATAATCGCTTCACACCATTGAAAAATACACAAGATATAAAAACATTTTACATGCATGAGTCAAAAACAATAGATTTTAATCAGGTACAACCAAAGCCTAAACAAAGAAAACCTATTGACCTCATTCCAAAGTCTGTTAATCAGGAGAAATATATCTTGTCACTAATGGATGATGAAGTAGATATCGTAGTTGTTTCGGGCCCAGCTGGAACTGGTAAGACTTATTTAGCAATGATTGCTGCCATCAAAGCATTACGCGAAAGAAAAGTTGATCGTATTGTTTTATCTAGACCGATGGTCGGCGCTGATGACGAAAAGATCGGGTTTTTACCCGGAGACGTAAATCAAAAAATGGAACCATGGGTTTTGCCCATGATTGACGTACTTAGGGAGTATTATTCTGTCAAAGAAATCGCACAAATGCTAGATGAGCAAGTTATTGAAATTGCGCCGTTGGCATTTATAAGAGGTAGGACATTCAAGCACAGTTGGATTATAGTAGACGAATGCCAGAATGTTACACCCAACGTAATGAAAGCTATACTGACACGTATTGGTGTTGGTAGTAAAATAGTAATCACCGGCGATACTGAGCAAGCCGATCGCAAAACACCGCAAAACGGATTGCTGGATTTGACCGAACGACTACACCAAACCCAAGTTCCGGGTATGGTGACTTGTAAATTTGATTTACGTGATGTACAGAGACACAGGATAATTGAACACGTATTAAGGATGTATTCATAACAAAAACGGGGCATATGCCCCGTTTTTCACTTAGACTTAGCTGTAATAACTGCTTCCTTTTCTAGCTGATCTACTAGATTAGGATAAATCTTTTTATAGTAACTATGCATTTTTTGCCAATCAGTGTCAACTGGCTTGCCTTCAATAATGCATTTTTCTATTTTTTGATTAGCGTAATCTAAGATTACATTGCAAGTTTGTAGATCAGATGTTTTTAACCTTTTGGAAACAGAAACTTGCTCATCTATTTGCCCCCCCGGTTTTCTAAAAAATTGAATTAATAAATAACGAATAATATATCTCCTTAATTATAACGTCGTCAATTCGCACATCGTAGCTGCGATTGAGATTTCTGGAATACCCACTAGTGGCAGACTAGCTAACCCATTTCTAATAGTTATAATTGCTGCATCTTTCTTTTCTTGAGTAGTACCCCACAAATCTAAGTTATCATATGCCCAGCGATACACATCGTCAATTCGGGTAGGATACAAACTGATGAATTGTAGAATTTGCTTTCTACCTTCGATTATTTTGCCATTTTTGAATAACTGAACTGTTTCAGTCAGCATCGCATGTTCATCTGATGTACTCGATTGAGGAGGTAATAGTTTACCCCCAGAGCTATTTACCTGCAACTGGTTTAGGCATTTTCTAAGATCAGGGTAAGTTCCACGAATATAACTGTCGAGTGTATCTAGCTCGAATTCGATATTCTCATGGACTAATACTGTCGCAGCCCGCGCAGTGAATTCTGTCATATCTGTCTTAGTGATATGAAATTCATGACATCGTGATTTTAACGCTGGAATAATCTTATACTGATAATTGCATGTAAGAATATACCTAACAGTCATATGATATGCTTCCATATCATTACGCAATGCAGCTTGGGCCGGTTGGGTCAAAAAATCTGCTTCATCAAGTAGAACTATTTTGAATTTACCAAATGGCATCGTTTGAACAAAGCTGTTAATCTTGTCTCGCAAGTTATCGATGCCATTTTCTCGACTCGCGTTGATTTCTAGCGTGTCGTATTCTTCAATGCCAAGCTCATGTATCAACACTTTAGCTAGTGTGGTTTTTCCCGTACCAGGATCACCCGAAAGTAAAAGATGAGGAATTGATTCATCTTTGATCCATTGTTGAACTAGTTTTCGTTGTCTATCATCAACGAAAACATATTCGTCTACTGTTTTAGGTCTAAATTTTTCAACCCACAAATTGTGTTTCATGATGCTAGTGTAGTGTAAGTAATGAGATGGCTGATCGCTTGACCCAAATCTTGATCTTTGGTAACAATATGTAGCTGCGGGGTATTTCTAATACTGTCATATGTCCTGACTTCTACTATAGTACCACCGTGCGCTGGATATACCACAAACGTAATTCCAGGACCATCGGGCGTTCGGACTGGAGACATGCTTGACATGCTTTCTTTTCCCGGGCGGAGGTAGTCTTTTTCGTCACCTGGAGCTAACGCGGCGCGGCAGCGCCTGACAAACCAATCATTTAACCATTTCATTTTATATAACCTTATCGCTCATTGTGGTGTCATTTACAGGTTCATCACTGACCAAAAGTACATCATTATTATCTACTTTACGTATTGTATGGTTGCCTGTGTCATCCGCTATTTTAACACCTCTAGTCCATCTACCATGACTAATTAGGATATATTGACCAACTTTTACGTCCTTTTGTTCAGGACCAACCGCATATACTTTAGCCCAACGGGGTCTGATACCTGAACTCTTGGTATCATCATTCAACAACACTATTCCACCTGAACTCAACCGTTCATCGAAATTCATATCACTGACTATGATAGAATCATTAAGAGGATGCAGTTTTTTAACTACATGCGGTTGATATGCTAGCTTCTTTTCCATTAATACTTTCCCATCTCAGATGCTTTGATCTGTTCTATTTCTAGTTCATCATTCAATGATTGTTCTAATTCTTTTTCTATGTCTGTCAATTCTTCCATGACCTCGTTTTTAACAGGTGCATGGTTAGCGACTGGTTTAGCTTGACGCTGGTTTTTAACGTGCTGCGCTGACCTATTTCCTATAGTCTGTGTATATGCCTTATTGACTTTACTTGTGGCAGGAACTATAACCTTACCATTAGCATCAATTGTGTCGCCTCTAGAGTTAACGTTCATGTTACCCACTGCTCTCACTTTTTCATTTTTGGCCGCTAGTGCTGACATGTCAACTGGCTTTCCTAATGCGGTTCTGTACATACCCATAATTTTCTCCTTATTTTAAAAATTCTTCAATTGGTAAATCGAAATACAAACTATCTATCTTATGAATCCCTATCAAATACAATACATAGCTAGCAACCGAGCTTCCACGACCTACGCCCCATACAATATTGTGTTTGCGCATAGTATCTACTAAGTATTTTAAATACCTAAGTAAATCAAACATATCGCGGTCTTGATACAAGATCAATTCTGCACCAGCACGCTGCAATTCAGCTTCCGTCTTGCATTGGTCTAACACATATTTGGCTATATCGAGAGATTTATATTCCTGTGGCATCAACCACTCTGCCCTAGTTTCTATGTCGAATTGTTCTAACGACTGGGTAGATTGTTGATATTCTACTAAGTTTGGTGTAGCCCCGTTAAACAATTCTTCCGGTATTTCAATTTTTTGGTTAGTAAAAATATACTTAAAGTCTATACCCGGATTCTTCATTAGAAGTTCACAAAGATCGTCTTCAGTGTATATTAGTTGTCCATACATATCTATTTTCATAACTGCTATGATAGCAACTATTGAGGTAATTGCAAGACATTCGGTTCATTTATCCAAATGTATATACACTATACCGTTACATTTCTCGTCACTTTGTTTCCAAGACAACCCAATAGATGTCCAATCGCTAGGTTCTTTCTTTATTTCTACGACCTTTTTATTTTCTATTTTGATTTTATCAGTGATCGAATTTGATGAATTCAGCCACCAAGCATTTTTGATATGGAAACAATCATGGTCATCCCCGTCTGATACGTAAAAACTTACACCGTCATTGAACGACGATTTGATTTTTATTTTAGAGGCGTACAATCTACCTTCAGTAATGTGATTTATTTTTTGTAACACCAATGCTGCTATGATCTGATCATATGGGTCGTCAGGTAGGATACAAACTTTTAATTTGGCTTTTGCGTAATTATCTATTACAGCTTTGTGTTTAGTGTTGACGAATACTGAATTCTCTAAACAGTCTGAGAACAGATAATTTATCCGGGATATAGCAATGCGTTGCTCTTCTGGTATCTCAGTGACCACATCTAGATGTACCGTTAGTTCATATGAGTTTATTCGGTACATGTCTTCGAAATGTAGACCTGCCAAGAAAAAAAACTCTTTAGAAACTTTAGCGCTCATTTTTCGGTTTGAATATTAATTTTAGTCTGAATGTTTTGTTTTTTAATCATGTCATCCATTTTCTTTGAGTATTCTGTTCTATAACTTTCTAAAACCATCAATAATTGATGTATTAATGGTCCGTTTTGAGTTCTATACGCAAAGTTCAATTTATTATTTATAGTTGAAATATTCGTTTGTAGCTCGTCTAAAGTCTTAGCAGACAGGTCAGTTATAAATGGGTGTTGCATAACAAATATTTATTACCAAGCCGATAGAGCCGATCTTTTCCATATATCTGACCCAATGTAAATGGTTGCTGTACAACTTCCGGTGGCAGTAGATAAATCAACTACTGAATCTGCTACTCCATTAGTTCTAGATCGACTGACTGTTATTGTAGTGCCTGAGGGTATAGTCTTGACATAATACACAGTATTAGCTGTAATCCCTCCAAACGTATCACCTATAAAAATCACTGGATAATTTATTTGCAGCCCAGTTGTATTGTTTAATGTTATGACGTTAGTAGTTGCCGTAGTGTTAGTAACTATTTTAACATAAGTAGTTGCATCGTATGTATCGGTGCATATATAGGTGTAAGATACTGGATTCCCGAACATTGCACTAGTTGGGCTAGAGTTTCCAGCTAAGTTAACATTGGCTCCACCAACAGTAGAAGAAACTGTGAATGTAGTATTAGAAACAACATTACGCACAAAATAGGTGTTTCCTATTGCAATATTTGCTTCCATACTCACGCCGGTAAACACAATCGGCAAGTCTTTATATATTTGAGACGTATCCACTGTCGTAAAGTAATCCGCTGCGTTAGTATTACCAATGGTTAGTTGATTATAAGTTTCTCCTAGCGCTATTGTACCCGAAACATCTCCTGGTAATCCAGTTGGAGGAGGAGTACGCTTTTGTATTTGAGTAGAAATTCTAGGTCTATTATATGGTTCAATTACTACTGAATTTCCACAATCCACTGAACTTAATCGATAATCTAATTGTGTCACCTGATTTGGTACTGTCACCGTGGGTACGTTAGCGATATTTGAATAATTTTCTAACGTAGTTACTCCAAAGTTATTATTCGCGAAAACTACTTGACTAGGAAAAGATATATAAGCATTGCTGTTACTGATAGATAATTGAAGTTCGATATTACTTTGTGTCCCCACAGGGGCCCATCCACCGAACTGAAGAGTCACATTGCCTGCTACAGTGCCGTATTGCACATCACCTAACGTAGCATCTATTAGAACTGTACCTGACAACGAATTACCTAAATTATAAGTCGTGGCCCTAAAACCTAAGGTAGATGCATTACTTATTAATGCATTACCCATATCATTGTTTAGTGATGTGTTCGCGAGTGCAGACTTTAATATTACTTTGTTTTGCAAGTCTGATATCTCGGTACTTGCAACATTTAAGTTATTTTTAATTGAGGTGAAATTATCTCGAAAGCCCTGTGAATTATTATTCACCCCAGGTATAGGGTAATTGACATCGATGCCGTTAGTATTAATTGTACTCATAAGTTGTATTCCATGTATTATTTATATATCAAGAGTTGTCAGGTAAAATTGTTGCTCTGGGAAACAAAACATAAAAATCTTTACTGTTAATGGGATTTGGCGCAGGTGTTGCACTAGGTAGCCCTGTCCACGCGGGCGGCACTGCACTGTTGTCGTAATTATATGTCAACGTCTTATTCACAGCGAATCGGTCTAAGTTAAATCCAATTTGATTTAATGTATACGGCTTACCGGCAGAATTTGTCCACATTGTTTCTATATTTTCTTTTATTGTAGCAGAGAACCCTGGCTTAGTATAGCAAATAACCCAAGCTTGAACATACCCTAATGTACTACCATCTGATTGTTGACTAGTCATCCATAAGGGTAATAACCTACTGTCATCTTCTAGACCCAATACTTGTGCGACTCTGTTTCTCATGTTCGGTAAACTATTAGGATATAATATTCTAGTAGACCCCGGAGACAAACTAGTATAGTAGTCCTGAGATAATACATTTACATAACTAGTATAAATGTCAGTTGCACTACTGTACCACGGCCCCAAGTTTAAATTTATTCGCCTAGGCCAAGATATTTCTTGGCTCACACTGATTCCCTTAGGATTTATCAAGTCATCAATGATCTGACTATACACCACTTCGTATATAGTCTCCCCAAATTCATTTTTAGCCACTGCCGTTTTTAATTCGCCCAGTGTAATATTTCTATTATAATGGTTCTTAGTAACTGAGTCCAAGTATTGATTTATATCGCTAGCATATATACCGTACGCATGTTCATATGTTACGCTAGTTGCTTTTCCAAAAAAAGCATCACTTGGTCTATATAGATATTCTGGCGGAATTATAGAATCATCAGTTAACAATGTTTCTAATATTTTTCTATTAGAGATAGACGGAGTTGCTTTGATATAAACTGTGTCAGTTGGATGTTCAAACACTTTTTGCACAGATAATTTAAAGGTTTTATCTGAGGTGACTAAAGGATAGTCCGGTGAGTATGCACGAATGGTGAAACTAAACTCAGAAATACCACCCAGAGGTAATAAGTTGCTATTGGGTTCATCTGCTACGTATCCTACTATTTCTCCGTTTGACAAAAGAGTTAATGTTGAGGGAAGAGAGCCGTCTACTAAACTATATTCTAGTGGAACGTCTGCATTTGCTAAAACATTTTTGGTGCATATAGTACTTGTCAATAACGTACCCAAATTGCTAGGAGTTACCCAAGTCACATCGGGAGTAATAACATTAGATATGTTAAATTTAAAATTGAAGGTTGAACTTTTTATCGCTGGATTAGAAATTTTATGTGCTATCACACTGAATGAGTACTGGGTAAGGTTTGGTTCTGTGACTATCGGGGTTCCTGTAATCCATCCAGTATTTAAATTACCACTCAACCCGTCTGGGAGTCCAGAAAATTCATACTGTAAGTTCGTACCATCAAAATCATGTCCTATTACTTTAAACGAAAAGTAATCCCCGGCGGTGAACGTACCCATAAACGCGCTTTCGTTACTAGGATATGTAGTACCATCTATCTCATTAGGTAATAAGTAATATCCGTAGTAAGAATCAGCCGAACTTAAGTTGATCTTAGGGGGTCTAGTATTATAAATAGTAGGTTTTCGATTATTTGCTAGTAACCCGGGTCCTCCCTGATTATTAGGAGTACGCTGATTAGTGACAGTTATTGAATAGGATGCCATATATGTACCCAATGGGCTACGAAGTATGGTATTAAAATTATAAGTTTTTATAGTAGGTTGGCCAATGGTAATGTTTGGAAGGTATGCAACCATAAAGCCTATCGCAGTAACTAATTGGACAACAGAACCATCTTGCGTAGCAGCTATTGTAAAATTTGTGTTAGACACAACTGTTTTAATGTAATAAGTCAACGATGAAGACAGTCCCCCTATTAACGTTCCTGAAAATCTTATTGGTCTGCCAAGTCTAAACCCCGCAGTACTTAAACAGGTTAACTCATTAGTTGACCCATTGGTGCCAGTGATTGTAGAATTTATGTCGTATAAAGTTAAAGTTTCAATGGGGGGTTCAGCATATCCCCTAATTAGTCCAGTGCTATTCATTTCTAATCCAGGGGGTAACGCTCCATCTAGGACATTAATTTCTATAGGATTTGAAGGTATTGGATTATCATAGCTTAGCTGTAATTCTACCCACGTGCTGTCGTTCACACTTAAAATATTTCCAGGGGGTGTAGTAAGCTTTGGCGACACAAAACCAGTTACAGTCATCGAGAACGTTCGGTCTTTGATGTTGTTCAAATTATCAGTTACTCTTACTGTAAACAGCATAGAAGATTCTTCTGTGGCTAAATCAGGTGTACCTGTGATTAACCCGAACGTAGTAATAGTTAATCCACTGGGTAATGAACCACTCAATAACTTGTACGTCACGGCTGTTGCAGGCAATGCCGGCAATGCAGTCAACTGCACAGATAGTGGAATTAATGCTGGAAATCCGCCTAACGTTCCTGCAGGGGTAATCCAAGTGGGTTGTATCATTTTTAACCTTTGAAATGCGCAATTGCTATTTTATAGTGATGTAGTCTGTCCTCTAACCCTATAGTTCCGCCATTAATTCTTCTGGTCAACGTTATAAAATCATTAGCATCACAGAAGCGATTTAGTTTATTAGTATCCCAAAACCAGCCTGCACTAGCAGTCGCGCCGCTAGGGGTCTCTAGATATTTTATAGTATCATCTAATGTCATGTTCAATGATTCTGCAAATTTAGTATAATTTTCTCTTCCAGTAAGCTGAATGAGTCCTCGACCCCTAAATTTCCATCCATCACCAGATGTTTCATCACCGTTTCGCATCCTATTCGCGTATACTCTATTTGCTATCTTCTCCGGATTTCTTTCATATTGTTTCGCTATAGCTTCTGTGGGAAAATACTTCTTAAACGTTGTTAATAGTCCTCTGGAACTATAGTTTAAATTTTCTATAATCGCATTGAATCCCGCGGATTCATGTGCGATTTGAGCCAAGAATCCAGAAACTCGATTAGTGTTTTCGAACATATCGTAGTATTCTGCCACAGTGTTCAATGGCTCTACGTAACCCTCTAATATTGTTTTTTTAGTTTTAGGGCATATTTTTTGTAATAGTTCTAATGTAATCATGATTTATTCCAAATTTAAGACTGTTCTGATTTCGCTGATTAATTGTTCATGGCGAGACAATATATTGGTTTGCTCTTTAATGGCTTCAATTAATAGCCCGATTAAACTTCCATAACTAACACTTTTTTGCCCAGACTCATCAGTAGAGACAATTTCAGGAACGATTTGTTCAATTTCTTGAGCAATAACACCCATGCTAGCTTTGCCGTTATCTGCCCATTTAAATCGTACTCCCCTCAATCCCATTACTAAACTTATAGCAGATTGAATAGTTTCTACTTCTTGTTTCTTCGTCAAATCGGACAATGAATTAAAATCAGTTGCATTTAATTGCCCAGTACTAGGATTGAAGTACAATTTACTAGAAGATACATTTGCGGCTGCGATAGAGCCAGATGTCGCAGTAGTGATAGGGACATAATATGTGGCATTAGTTGTGGTATCGTTCGTGATTGTTATGCCGGCACTGATAGTAGACCAAGTCTGGTCACCTCTTAAATACGTTTGGTTATTTGCTGTGCCAGTAGCTAATCTAGCGGTTGGCACAGTACCACTAGCCAGATTAGTTGCGTTTAATGCAGTGATACTAGAGCCGTTAGCAGTGACCACTCCACTAACATTCAACGTACCGGTTATATTAGCACCTGTGCCAGTTACAACTACTATGTTTGCATTTCCTGCAGAAGAAATATTTATATTTCCATTAGCACTTGGCATTCGGATGTTAGACGTACCGTTTGCAAAAATACCTATTAAATTGCCACCTGTTATATTACCAGTTACTGATAACGAAGTTAAAGTGCCGGTACTAGTTATATTGGGTTGTGATGATGTAGTTAGCGTGCCAGCAACCAAAGTGCCAGATAAGTTACCTGCGTTTATGTTACCCGAAACAACCAAACTTGTTAAAGTGCCAGTACTTGTTATATTTGGTTGTGTAGCAGTTGTTAGTGTACCCGTAACTAAAGTACCAGTTAAGTTGCCGCCTGTTATATTACCAGTCACAGACAATGAAGTTAGCGTGCCAGTACTTGTTATATTGGGTTGCGCTGCTGTAGTTAAAGTACCAGTAATGAAGTTCGCAGATACTAAATTACCCAAACTAGCATTCCCGCCAGTAATGTTTCCGCTGACATCCATTGTACCGGTTATATTAACACCTGTGCCAGTTACAACTACTATGTTTGCATTTCCTGCAGAAGAAATATTTATATTTCCATTAGCACTTGGCATTCGGATGTTAGACGTACCGTTTGCAAAAATACCAAATAAGTTACTACCAGTGATATTTCCTGCATTGATTGCACCGTTAACAATTAAGCTAGTCAATGACCCGAGACTGGTTATGTTAGGTTGTGCAGCAGTAGTTAATGTGCCACTTATTAAGTTGGCGCCAGTTATGTTTCCGTTAATAGCTAACGCGCCTGGAATCGCTACTGCGCCTGTTGTTTTATTAAAAGTAAATCCTGAGTTGCCCCCAAAGCTAGAATTATCATTAAACTGAATTTGTGTATTAGCGCCGCCTGTAGGACTGAAGGCACCAGAAGTCCAACTTAAATCATTGGCACCATTAGTTGTTAAGTAAAAATTGTTTGAGCCACCTGAAATCTTGACGTTAGCAACTGATCCCAGTGTCGTGACTCCATTAACTGTTAGTTGAGTCAATGTGCCTAGACTGGTTATGTTACTTTGCGCAGGTAAAGTAACATTTCCATTTAAATTACCCTGAATCGTGGCAGAAGAGATAGTACCAGACACACTCATGTTTCCCGAAACATTAACGCTATTAGCTGTCACTACCATGACGTTCGGGTTTCCGCCAATCGATACTCTAACATTTGAATTTAAATCAACTGCAACATTACTATTTCCATTAACAATTTGCGTTCCTGCAGACACAGAAATATTAGTCAATAGACTTCCGTCACCTGAGAAAAAGTTAGCAGTGACCAAATTTCCCAAAGTTGCGTTAGCACCTGATATGTTACCAGTCGCACTGAGCAATCCATTAGAAATTAAATTAGCGCCAGTTATGTTACCAGTAGCACTGATCAATCCACCAGTGATTAAATTGGCACCTGATATGTTACCAGTAGTACTGATTAATCCATTAGACGTGATATTACCAGTCGCAGCGATCAATCCGCCAGTGATTAAATTAGCACCTGTTATATTGCCAGTAGCACTGATCAATCCACTAG